TTATTCGCCATTTTCTTGGGGCGTGGTTGGGGCAAAATGGCCTTTTGACGTCATCAGTTCCCAGATCCGTGCAGCCTCCGATTTGCTGGCTGACGCGATCCACTTCCCGTAAACGGACTGAAGCATTTCAAGATCTGCGTGACCCATCTGGTCGGCGATATAAGCGAGGTTTCCGTGCGATGTCAAATTCCAGCTGGCGAAAGTATGCCGCAGTTGGTAAAGACGGCGATAGCGGATCCCGGATCGCTCGACCACTCGAACCCACATGGTCACAAATCCAGACTGGGTGAACCAGTCTCCCGAGTTGTGCTCAAACGTCGAGGTCAGTTTTGGCGAGAACACCGGACGAACGGAGATGGTTTCCTTGCCGACCTCCTGGTCAACGCTGATCACTACCGGCTTTCTCGAGTAAGTGAGTTCACGCTGACCTGATAGCGCCTCTATTACCGGGGGCTGCATGTCCACCACTCTGACCAAGCCGGTCTTTGGTAGCTTGAAGTAGTCACCACCCGGGCCGACGCTGCGCCTTACCGTGATCGTCCGCTTTTCGAAGTCGATATCTTCCCACGCCAGAGCGCGAAGCTCACCGGGGCGCAGGCCGGTATAAACGGATACGGTGATCATGCGCTGGTGCTGAACGTGGGTGCAGGCATCCAGTGCCAGCAGGTACTCAGAATATTCGAGCGGGTCGGCAGGTGATCCGTTGCTGGAGGATACCAGCTTGAATCCAGCCAACATCTTGCTGGCATCTTTCATGATATCGTTTCGCTCGCACCAGAGCAGAAACTGGCAGAAGCGTTTCAGATAGGTGTTCACCGTGGCAGGCCGCAGTTGCGCCATCAGTTCGTTGCGCAGCCGCTCGAGATCCTTTGGCTTCAAGCTGGCCATATCCCTCTCAGGGCCGAGAATAGCAAGACAGGACTTGAACCCGCAGGGGTAAATCTTTCTGGTGGTCGGCTTGAGAGTTGGCTCCAGCAGTTTCCAGAACTCGGCGCAGGCACTCCCCAGTTGATGGCGCTTTCTTACCGGGCCGAACTTTTCCGCCGTTCCGCTGTTTGGAAAATGGGAGGCGTAGTTGAAGGTGTTGATGGCGATCTCATGCTTTATTGTGGCCAGCTTGTTGGCGGCGAATTTCACGTTCGCTTTTGTGATGGGGAGGTCCAAGACCTCCCGGCACCTGACGCCTTTATAGGTGAAGTTGATGCGCAGTTTTTTGCCATGAACTTCCAATCCTGTGACGCCAGCCACTAGATCATCATGCTTGACTCTACCCACTTGTCATACTCCGCAACGTTGTAACGAATCTGGTTGTCAGGGGCGCGGCGCCACACCAGGCCCTCTGGCCACTCTCCTTTCAGGCGGCGCCCTTCGGCTGCCTTCTCTGACATGCCGGTTAGGGCAGCGAAAAGCTTTGGCCTTACCCACTTGGCACAGGGGTAGACAAATTGCTGCATGGTTTGGTCCTCGCGGTTAAAAGAGACTCGAGCCGGTGACGCCCGAGCTGGTTGTAGTAAAAGGTTTGAACTTGCTTACGGGAGTTGGCAGCCTGGTCAAGGCGGTATTCCCCCAGTTCGGTGGTTTTCAGGTTGTGCTGGTTGGCCAGCCTGCCGATGGCTTGGGCACTCACCCCCAGCTCCTTACCCAGATCGGTTGCACTCCAGAGTTGGCCTGTTACCCGCGGCGCTTCGATAGGCAGGTCGAAGTGCGCCAGGATGCGGCCGATCTCGGCGAGCTTGGCCGATTGGGAAAGGGTTGGGGAGAGTACGGTATTAACCAGATCGTCCAGCAGTTGGCTGCTCTGGTCGATGAGTTGTAGTTGTTGCATGGCGTGGCCCTCCTGTCCTTGAGGATGGGGCGCCAATTGGGTTGAAGGAAGGGCCGCTATTTGTCCGTTTAAATTTCCATGGCAAGTTGGATGGACACTCGGTCAAATTCAGGGTCATATACCAGCCTAGATGCTGAGTTCACAGCCTCGATTCTCTCCACAAGGATCGCAGCTCTGGTCTCTTTACTCTGTGGTTGATACGTCCCTTTCCATGCGCTATCTAGGCCGATATTCCGCGCCACATTGGTGCTGTCTGCGCTTGAAAAAGGAAGATGCTTAAATACCGCCTGGTTAAGGCCGCGAAGCATATGAAGCTTTGCCATTGGATACCCGTTTGCATCAACAACATGACGGATCACATCCTTGAGGCGCTGAACGCATTTCTTTGGGTACTTGATGTCGTACTCGCCGCAGCTCCCAATAGCTACTCGTGGATAATGTCTGCACAGCCTGATAAATCTGTCGTCACTTTCGTTCATGTGCCATACCGGGACACCAACAACCTTTCCATGTGGCCACGCGGCCAGCAACTCATCATTACCCTTTTCTCCGCCATCAATAACATCCGGGATGATGGCGAAATCAAAGCGCGGGTGATGGCGCCACTTCTCAACAAACTCATAGTAACCAGCCCAATCTATTGGTCGGCCAGTTTTCCAGAATGTGAACGCGCCATTATCTAGTGCAAACGACTGTGTTATTTCGGAGGCCAGAGCCAACTGGCCATGGTTAGCGTAACTGATAAATGCGTGACGCCCTTTCCATGCCTTTATTGCGCATGTATCAGGAGTTATTGGCCCTCCATGATAGTGGATCATTACCCCTCCAGTTAACTATCCATAACCTGCTGCTTCGGTTCGATTGTTACCACCCCAAGATCGCACTCGAACTGGATGGGCTGGCCGTGGTCTGCCGCGACCCAGCACATCACCCGACTCATGCAGCCGAGAGCCTCCTCGGTACCGAGCTCCGCCATAGCGGCGGCGATCTGCTCGGCGAACTCCTTGTTGTCAGCCATTAGCTACCCTCCCACTCCGGCAACTTGTCGAACTGGTCTTGGGTTAGCATCACGGTTTCAACCTGGTGCGGCCCGTCGATGTTCTCGAGTACGCCATCCCGCTCATCAGCCGGCACGATAAAGCTGGCGCCATCGAACTTGATGCAGGCGAACTCCAGTTGCTTGAAGTCCTCACACTTCGGCGCGTGGGTGCTTGGCTGGAAGCGCCCGCCATGCATTTCGGATAGGTCGCGCGCCATTGTCTGGCAGTTGCACATACTCACCCCTTCACAAACAGGTCGGCCGCCACGATGACGGCCAGAATGTTAATGGCCAGGATTGCGATCCCGGCCGCCTTTTGTTTGGTCATTACAGCTCCTATGGGCAGCAGCTCGGCGAGCCGCCGCAGTAGTGGCTATTCGGGTCGAACTCGGCAACGTCGCAGTAGATGGGGGTAAGTCGTTCGCAGCAGATGCACTTGCCAACCCAACCTTCGCCATATTGAAACTGGATATACCAGCCATCCTTTAGCTGTGCGATCCGGGCTTTTCTGCATGCCTCTTTGGCTGCCTTGACCCGCTCCTGCATGGCGTACAGTTTGGCGTGCTTGATGATCCAGATCCCGGTCATCTTGGCCTTTAACAGCGGATAGCCGCAGTGCGTGCCTTCTGAGTCGGTCTCTTCGCCAAAAGCCCAGATCAGGACTTCTCGCGCGACATAAAGGACAGAGTGCCAGTCTTCACCTTCACCCCAGTAGTCAAGCCCGCCGCCGATGCTGGGCATGTGGTTCACGCGAACCCGCACTTGCCGGTTCTCGCGTTCCTGCTTGCTGGTTAGCGGGGCATTGTCGAGATTGTTGTGGCGATAGTGTGGCCGGTACAGCTCCAGCTCCTTATCAATCCAGACTTCGCCGATCAGGTTGCCAAGGATGGCGTGGAGCTTCTTGCTCAGCTTCTTCTCGATACGTGGTTTCATGTGGCTATTTCACATCCTTCATGCTGATCGAGATCCCGACGTAGGGGCACTGGGCGCGGTACACATCGCGGCCGTGCTCGCGCTCGATGCTCTTGCAGCGAAAGCCTGTGCGGGACTCGGTGGAAATAGGAAGGCCAGCTGGTTGGCTGGCCTGTAGTTTGGCTATCTGGTGCAGGGCGCGCTCGAGAGCCGCCTGCTTGTTGGGGTCAGTCAGCATCGCCACCCCCGATAACCGATAAAGCCGGGCTCCATGACGCGCCGGAACGGCAGCACCGGGAGGTGGGCTATCAGGGTCTTGAGCTGGGGGTTATCTGGCTGGCTGTCGATGGTGACTTTGGCGCCTGGGTTGATGCGGAGATATCTCTCCCGTGCGTCGGTGGCTTCTTCCCGGGTCAGGCCTGGCTGGATGATGGGGGCTCGGTAGCGCACGGCTCACCTCCTGATGGTATTGCTGCGGCAGGCAATGTCAGGGCCTCGGCAAGCAGGATGTATTCACCCTCGTCGTCTTGCTCCATTTCTGCGCCGCAGTCCTGACCGAAGGAATCGCAGTGCCCGCCAAGGGTGTAGCGCTGGAGGGATGCAATGTCAGACATCAGCACCAGCGCGTCAGCCGGATTCTGCTCCTGCATCATGGCGAACAGCTCTTCGCAATCGCCTGTCAGGGCGGCCTTGATATGGGCTGCAAAAATCTTGTGCCCCTCGGAAATCTGCTGGCTCGGCGCGCACTCGATAGCATCCTCCACATAGGGGAGTGCGAGCTTGAGTGTATCCAGCGCCCCCTTGAGTCGGCTCTGAAGCTGGTCGTGCTGCCCCTGCAGCTCGCGGTAGTCGGCTGCGACCGGTGAGGTGGTGGCATCAGTCCACTCGGTGTCTTGTCGGTCTGGCAGTTTGCCAGCCAGAGCCATTTCAACTCGCTCAAGGAAGGCATCAACAACCGGCAGATCGTCGATTGCCACCCCGATCGCCGGCACTATTTGGGTTACCTCCCGCAGCAGCTCCGCCATTACCCCGCACTGGCGGGTGGCGTCTGCAAGCTGCTCGGCCAGCTCCTGCTCGCGCTTGTTTGCCAGCCCCAGCACCACATATCCCGGCTTCTGCTCGAAGTCGGTGATGTAGCTGACGGTTCGCTCGGCCGTCTGGCTGGTGAACCCTTCATCCCACTCCCAGAGCAGCAAGGTATCCCCCACTTGGAAGTTGCGATCGGCGTTGTTGCGGATCTCGAAGGTCTTATCGCCGGAGACGACGGCGGCGAAGTATTCCGGCTTAATCTTGAGTTCGTGAATCACGATTGCTCTCCTTCCACAAATTCGAGTGCGGCGGCCACTTCCGGCAGCAGCTTGTCCCAGCTGGCGATATCGCCGTTCTTGTGCCAACCAGCTACGCCTTCACTGCTGTTCATCACGCCCTGCACCGCATACAGCGCATCGAGCAGCACATCCCGCTGCTTGGTCATGGCGGCCAGCTTCTCTGCCGGGGTGAGCCCATGCTTGCGCTGCATGGTGATGGTGAAGGGGCCGGTTTCAGGGTGGTTACCGCTCATCTCAAGGTAGTTAGTGGCGCCACTGGCCTTGAACTGGCCAGCGAACGAGGCGGCCAGCAGTTGCACCGCGACGCCTGAGATGCTGAGGTTAATACCGTCATTGGCGTCAAACTGGCTGATGAAGGCTTGCTTGGCCACGAACTCTGCCAGTGTCACGCCCTCCAGATCCTCGGTGGCGTAGCCGTCCAGCAGGTTGTAACAAGCAACCAGGCGCCCAGCGAAAGCGACCAATTCAGGGGAGTCATCTGTCTGCCCCTCCATCCTGACCACCACCTCTGCAATCGCGCCGTGCCCATCCACGTCAATGGTAGCGTTGCAGTCGTTGAGGTCATGACGCTGGTCCAGTCGCAGCACTGCGTTCTTGAAGTGAGTCATGCTGCCTTCTCCTGCCCAAGGCTTTGCTCAGCCGCATGGAACTCGCTACCCAAGATCTCGGTCATCATCGGCCCGACCTTGGCTCCGGTGCGCAGGTAAATCGCGCCGTCATGGGCAAACAAGGTGAAGCCACCGCCAAACAGCAGCTCACCCCAGTTCAGTCCCATGGACTCGTAAAGTGGATTGGCCTCCACCGATTCGGGGAACATGTCCCAGTAGCGATCTTGCAACTCCTTTTGCTCCTTGGCTTTGCCCTTTACCTTCCCGCGCCGCGGGGCTGACAGGTAGTGCTGGTCAGGCTTGGTCCAGAGATCTTTGTCTTCGCGCTGGGAGTAGTTGTTCAGCACCAGATTGGCGCACTTGAACTGGTGAACATCACTGCTGAACTTCGGTTTGCCATCAAACTCCTTGCCAAGAGCGTTGGCTTTCTCAATCAGGACACTCTTTGCAGTCTCAAAGTCGGCGTGAGCGGCCAGCACTTTGGCATCAGTGGTCTTGTAGAAACTGGTCATAGCGGAGCCTCCTCACCACCCAAGGCGGCAAACAGTGCGGGTATAAACTGGGACAGCTCGCCGGTCACCAGTGCAAAGTCGGCGTCCAGACGGGCAGCCGGATCCTCGCTGGTGATATCGTCGTTCTGCTCGCGCAGCTCCTCGCTGAACTTGAGGCGCTTGATGGAGAGGTCATCGCCCAGCACGAAGCTGATGCTTTCACCCCAGCAGAGGGCCAGCTTGGTGACCAGCTTGTCGTTGGCGAGGTGGTTTTTCACCTCGTCGGTCATCAAATCCTGCTGCTTGAAGCGGGCGATCCCGCCGTGTTCCATGGCGCTGCGCAGCTCGGATTCATCTTCCAGGGTGAAGGATGCCGGAAGGTTGCCCTCTTGCAGCCACTCGGTCATGGTGATTTCTGGCGGGTTCTTGAGTGCCACCGGCACCACCGGCAGGCTGCCGATGGACTTGCGCAGCAGGGCCAGCACGTCATCGGCCTTCTTGGCGGATGGCGCATCGACCATCAGCAGGCCGTCGGCCGGGTTGATCCACGCGTAAGTGTTGGATGTGCGACTGAATGCCCGGGGCAGCAGGGTGTGCAGCAGCTCCTCTTTCAGCGCCTCTTTCTCTTTCTTCTTGAGGGGGCGACCCTGCTCGAACTCGATCGCCTCTACCTTCTCGGCCAGCTGCTCTTTTACAACGGTAGATGGCAGCATTTTCTCCTCCTTGCGGGCGCAGATAAGGATTTGGCCGTTGGCGGAGTGGGTTAGGGTGCTGCCGAATTTGCCGAGCGGGCGAGTCCAGCCGAAGCGGGACATGTCCTGGCTGCCGCAGGGGGTGAAGGCGCAGGCTTCCAGTTGGGTTTCCAGTTGCTCAACGGTCAGGTCGAACGGGCGGGTAAAGCGGTACACTTGCAGGTTTTTAAACCACATGGTCAGAGGTCCTTTTGGTCGGTTAGTTGCGGGCTTTCGCCTGCAAGTCGTGGAGTTTCTTGGCGGCTGCTTCGGCTTGTGACCGGTTGCAGATGGCCCCGCCTGGCAGTACAAACTTGCCGCGCAGCTTGGGGTGGGGCATGACGACGCCCAACCCGATGACTACCGCGCCGCAGTAGGGGTTATCTGTGTCTTTCATGGGGGTCCTCGACTTATCCACCGTTTCTGTGTGGCTGGCGGTGGATGGTTTGGGGGTATCAGGCTGCAGCGCTGACGGGCTCTGCTCCGGCAAGCAGCAGGGTTAGCTTGCTGACATCGCGTATCCGGCACTCGCCGCGCCAGTTTGGTGCGAAGATGAGGAGCATGGAGCCCTTGGGGTTGCCCTTCATCTCTTCGCCGGTTGCCTTGTTAATAAAGCTCACCCGTCCATTGCGCCACTTTCCGTTCTCGTCGTGGTAGCCGGTGATGTGGCGCACCTCGCTGGCGCGCTCGCCGGGATACCATTCGGTGCTGGTGTCCTGCGGCACCAGCATGACGGTTCCGATGCCGCGGCCCTGCTGCTCGATGGCCTTTTCCACCCAGGGCCCGATATCGGAGTAGGGCGGGTTGAGCCATGCCCACGGCGAGCGCACCGACGGGCTGATAAAGTCGCCCCAGTCCACGCTCAGGGCGTCGATATCCGGCGTCAGGTACTTCTGGCAGAGCGCCGTTTCCGGCAGGGCGGCGGCATCGAGGACAAAGTTGAACTCCAGATCCAGCGCTCTGAACAGATAGAGCGGGGTCTGTGTCATGTCGCGGGTGGCTTCTGGAGTGGTGGAGCCGCGGTAGTCAGCCATTGGCAGCCTCCTTTCTGGCTTTGCTGTATCTGGCCGCGTCCTCGCAGTCGTCAATGTGGCTGGCTCCATACTTCTCTCTGGCCGCCTCGGCGCAGGTGTATGCCTCGTATGGGTTAAGACCCCAGGTGACCTTCCCGCAGTCAGGGCAGTTGCCGCGGTGGCGGCCGGTTGTCGGTCGCTCGCGGCGGCGCTTTGGCATACGGATCCCGGCAACGGTGATCATTCGGCGCTCGTTGACGTTGCGCGCTTGGAATGTGCGGCGGCTGATGGACTTCACGTACTCAAGCGGGTAAAAGGCTACCTCATCGTTCCACAGAGCATGCCGTACCTCCTCTGCGGTCAGGATCAGCGCATCAGACAGGCAGACTGTCGAACCCTTCTGGGCCTTCCAGTAGACATCGTTCCCGTCGAAATCACCGATGCAGCAGTGGATCACGTACTGATCACAACCTTCTTTCAGGCCTGCCATGCTGTCATCAAGATACTGGTGATCCACCCGCACGGTAGCGAGCTCATCGACCAGCGCTTTACTGAGCGGAACATCGGTGTAGCGGTCGTTGAAGTGGCTCTGGGCCTCCTCCAGCGTGTAGACGTGGGCTTTGTCCAAGTTTGAGGTGTAGCCATTGCCATTTAGCGCCCAGAACATGCAGGTGCTGCCTACATTGGTTCTGGTGTCGCGCAGATAGAAGCCTGTCATGCCGCCTCCTTGTGCTGTTCCGGTTGCTGGCTGGCTGCGAACTGCTCTTTCTCCCACTGGCGAACCGCAGCTTGACCTGCGCTGATGATCTGATCGGCCAGCTTGGCGCCAATGCCCTTGATTGCCAGCAGCTTGTCGCTCTGGTTAACCATCAGCTTCCACAGGTCGGTGATGCCAGCACCTTCCAGCAGTCCCTGCACCTTGGCGTTGAGGCCAATCTCGCTGATGTGGACTGTCTGCGCCCACTCGGCGCGGGGTTGCAAGTGAGGGTGGGTGATAGCCAACGCATCGAGCATGAAGGCGTGGATGTCGCGGATCGCCTCCATCGGGATGTCTCGGGCGATGACGCTCGGAAATATTGGGCTCATCCACTCACTCAGCATCACAGTGCAACCGGTGGCGTCTGAGCGCATGGCGTGGAGCTTCCAGTCCAGATCGTTCAGCAGGTAGCTCTTGTCAGACTGGATACCACCCTCTACCAGGTAGACATTCCAGCGGATGCCGTTGCCGTCAGGGTAGTGATTGCGCAGGTGCTTGCCCCACAGCAGGCTGATCTCCTTGAACCGGGCCATATCGTTGATGACCTGCTGGCGCTCATCCAGATCGGCCTGCTGCTGGTTGATGATGGCTGTCAGCTCGGTCACGCTGCGGGAAAGCCGGGTGTTGTCGCGGCGGTACCCGCTGATTTCGTTCTTGCTGGCGTTGATGGCGTTCAGGCGCTCTTCCAGCTTCTTGCGCTGCTCCGCCACCTTGCGCTTCAAGCCTTCAGGATCCATTGCCTTGTAGGCTTTGATGGTGCGTTCCAGCTCGCGGATCTGGACGTTGGCAGCGTTGAGATCTGCCTGAGCTCCGTCAGCCTTGCGGTTTGCGGCGTAGACGGCGTTTTCAGCCTGCTCTGCTTTGGCGCTGGCCTCTTCCTGTGCTGCTGCGATGCGCTGCTCGGCCTCTGCTACCTGCTGGTGCAACTGGCTGACCAGTGCGATCTGGTCGTTCAGCTCGGCATCTCGTGCTTCCAGCTGGTCAATCAGTTCATTGAACTGGTCTATATGGGCATTGGCAGACTCGCTGATCATGGTCAGGTTGGCGGTGAGCAGGGTTTCAAAGCTGCCGATGGCGGCCTTGGCCGGGCCGTCCGGCATCTGGATGATGGCGCGGATCTGGCTGGTGAGGGTGTTCAGGGCGAGGCTGGTTGCCTCGCTGGGGTTCAACGTGGTCATGGTTCGGGTCCTGTTGGGAAAGAGAAAGCCCAGCAAGCGCCAGGCTTTGGTTGGTTAGGCGGCTCGCTTCTTATCGAGGCCAAGGCGCGCAATGTTGGTGCGATAGATTTCGTTCGCCTGGGCCTTCTGCTCTTTGTTCAGCTTGTCACCCATTTCAGTAATGACAGACAGCGCTGAGCGCAACTCAGTTGCTGACTCGGCGATGTCGAGCTTGAATAGGGCATCTGCGAGCTGATCAGCAATCTCCGGGTCAACATCCGGCACTACCGGCTCGGGTTCGCTATGCGGCTGCTCAATGACGCTTTCCGCCTGCCCCTCGATGACCGCCCCCTTGTTTGCCTCTGCTTGCTGCTGCGCCCGCTTGGCTGCAGCTCTCTCGGCGAGGTTTTCGGTGGCAGACTTGTTGCCGCCATCCGGGCCGGTCGGCGTAAAATCAGGGTTGATTTCGCGCTCTTCCAGCTCATCGACGGAGTAAACACCAAGAATTACGTCAGGGGTGTAGAGGCGAGCCCAGCGCTTGACACCAAGATAGGCCAGCTGTTGCTTCGGGTCGTCGGCCCACAGCGTCGAGTTGCGGGTGCGCGCCTGCTGCAGCAGCAGCTTAACCTCGCGCACCTGGCCGTTAGCCAGCGCGGCAATGACCTTTACCCCGCAATCTTTCTCATCAGCAAAGCTCCAGTCTGGCACCCGGTAAACGGCCCCTTTCTTATCGGGATCCTTGCTCTGGACCTCTTTGAACTTGCCGATGACGCGCTCCCACGGCCCGAAAAACTCATAGTCAAAGCGCCCCTTGATGACGCCGGAGTTTACCACCACGGCGTTGACCAGTTGGGCCTCATAACCGAGCGTTCCGTTGACAAGGTGGGTTTTTTGCGCCACAGGGAAGGGGTTCATACCCCACTGCACCGCTTGCAAGCAGATGGCAAAGCAGTCGGCCTGATTGCCGCGCAGATGTTGCGGCACGGTGGCCTTGCCGCTGGCCATCATGGCTGCCATCTTGTCGATGCTAGCCATGAAATCCATATTCATCATCAGGCTCAGCATGTTTGCCTGACCGCGCTCATTGGCCAACACAGGGGCCGCGCTCTGGGTTGCTACTGTATTTTCCATGTCGATGTTCCTTAGAAGAGGCTGTCTGGGAGTTCTTCGGCCACCGGCTCATGACTGATCACGGTGGGGGTGAATGGCTCTTCGTTGTTGATGCGGTGGCGTTCTGCTGCCGCCTGGTACTGAGGCACGTTGATTTCGCCCATGCCATCGTGGCCCGGGTAGTAATTAGCCTTGCGCCAGGTGACGATGTTGCGCACTACCATATCGCGCAGCTCAAGGCCGCGGCGCCGATCCTCCTGCCCGTAGAAGTAGACGCCGACCATGATGGGCTTGTAGACGTCATGACCAAGGGGGCCGTCCTTCTCCACCGCGATAAACACGAAGCTGGCCGGGTGTCCGGTTACCGCTTCATAGCCGTCGGTGTAGTGGGCGTCCTGAATGTGGTAGTTGTGGGCCGAGCCATCGCGGGCAAATGCCGCTTCGCTGGCGTTGCGCACAAATTTCAGGTCAACCAGCACATGATCCGGGCGTTTCCAGTCAGGCCGGCATTTCAGCAGCTCACCGGTTTCTGGGTGGTTCCAGTAGATACTGGTCTCAGCCTCGCCCTCATCCAGCAGCACGGCTGCCTCCGGATGATTCAGGACAGCTTCGCGGTAGCGCAGGGCGTGGATGTATTCGTTATTGGTCACGATCACCTTGTCGCCAGCTTGCTCGCGGAACTGCTCTTTCAGCTCGTCGAGGAATTTCGCGTCAGGATTGAAGGTGCGGATCCGCTCTGCCATTTCCGCTTTGGTGCCGCTGAGTGGGAGGGGATCCGGCAGCGTGGCAATGCGCTCTGCTCGCTCCAGCTCTTTGGCGCCAATCTTGGCGTAGTTCTCGAGCACGGCCTGATAGCTGCCCTTGCTCTTGAGTGGCTTGGTCAGCGTATCGTTGTAGGCTTTGACGCATGCCTTGAGCGCTGTAGCTGTGCGCTTGTCATCTTCGCCGATGGTCTGGAAGCTCTCAGGGAGCTGGCAGTATGCTGCCTCGGCATCGCCCACCGTGGATCCAAGCTCGATGGGTGGGGTCAACTTGGCGTTGTACGCCTCAATGGCATCAGCCAGCTCCTGCAGCTCTGGGCGCTTCTCGAGACCGGCGTTGTACTCTTCGATGGCCGCCTTCATCTGGTCTGCACCAACAAAGGCATCTTCCGGCCACACCGGCTCGATGGCGTATTCGCTTTCGAAGTCGCCAAACTCCAACACAATCTTGTGCAGGATCTTGCCTTCGCGGAACGGCACAGTTTCTTTCTGCTGGTTGCCGTCAATCTTGTAGTAGCGGTAGTGCTGGCCGGATATCAGCGCCAGATCCAGGCTGCTTTTCGATTCGCCCGCGCTGCCGTGGTAAACATCGCTCGGGATGTCGCTATACATGCAAGGCGCGACAGGGATGAAGGTTTCAATCACCTGCTCGGCGATCTCGGTTTTTGCTGGTGCATTCATGGGGGTTGGTCCTCTGGTGGTCAATCTGCGGCCCCTTGCATAAGGAGCGTATATTCAACTTTCGAGACTACAGCTCTAGCTCATGTCGCAGGGCGCGCTTTTCGTGGTACTCCTCGATGGCGCGGCGTTCTGCTGCGCTGGGTTCGACGCTCACGCTGTAGCGGTGTTCAGTACGGGGCGGCATGGAGCCGCGAAAGCCCATCACCTGGGCTTCGGTCAGATTTTTCATGGTCGGGGTCATCTTGGTTATCCAAAGGCGGCCACAGCTTCGACGCCATGTTGTTGCCAGCTCCACCGGAGCCGCCTTGGGATACCCGCTGTTGCCAGCGGGCCTGCCGGTTACGTTATCCGGCGCTGTCTGGTCAGCCGTTCGTGTGTCGCGCTCCCGCGGCCGATAACAGGTGTCCACCCCAGAGTTGTGGACTGCTCTACCCATGCCACTTAGCTTGTTGACCCTCACCAGATGCAAAGCTGGCTTCCCACGAAGGGAACTCGGGGCGCCATCACTACTGGCGCATGGATTGGCCGCTTCTAACGGCTGTCGGTCACATCGTTCGCACTCCCTGTTGTGTTGAGGTCGCAATAGTCGAGTGATAAATCGTTCACGTTCACGCACCGCTTTCCGAATTGACGGGTTATCGGCGCATCCCTACCGGCATCGGGATTCGTGGTTGTGAGCCGGTTCCGAGTTGTTAAAGAGCGGTGCAACGCTGCTTCTTTTGGCAAAAAGAGGTTGCAGATAGCCAAAGCGCACTTGTGGCACTTGTTGAAATGGGCTTTGGCTACGGCGCTATGAGGGAAGCGCCAGACCCGGGTCAGATGGCGTTGCGGTGGAACTCGGCGCGCCAGTGGAGGAGGGCGCTGTGCTTGGTAAAGCCTGTGGTGCGGCGCTGGGCTGCGCGGGCCGCCACAATTCGGTGCCGCTCGGTCTGCATCATGGCAACGGTCAAGCGCTGCTTGATGGTTCGGCGGCGTGCGGCATTGCCATTGAACTTGTCAGCGATGGCGAAGAGGATCTGGTCTGCGTGATGCGCGGCTCTGGAAAAAATGCTCTTGGTCATGGTACATTTACTCCTGTTGGCGAGTAGGTCCTCGCTAATTCCCACCGGGTCAACTGGTTGGGGTCCTGATTGCTGGGGTGGTCCCCTGGCGTCTGGCGGGATGGTCTCCCGCCCTTCAAAGCCCGCCCTGTGCGGGCTTTGTCGTTCTTACGCGCTGGTCAGGCGCTTTTCACTTCTGCCCTGGTTAGGGGCTGGGTCCTGATTGCCGGGTTGCACTCAATTCTTTACTGGTCTTTTACTCCGCCAGATCCGGAGGTTTGCCGGTTACGTCTCCGGCCCGGGCTCTCACCGTTCGTGTGGCATTACCCAAGACCCTCACCACGATTGGCCGCCTTCCACGCTGCCCCTTGCTGTTATCGGTCTTGGTTGTTCGATTGCTTTACCGAACAAGGCAAAGGTTAATATTCCCGAACACTTGCGTCAATAGAAAATGTTCGGTTTTACGAACTATTTTTTTAGTAGGTGATGTAGCTGCCAAGTGGTGGGCACAAAAAAGCCCGCGCGATGCGGGCTTGATTGAGGTTGGTGCAGTTACTCTTTCGTGTTGCGGCGCAGTTCGACCATGCGGCCGAAGATAATGGCGTCCTTGATGGGCACCACTCCAAGGCGCTGATCATCGGTTACCAGTGTAATGCCAGAGAGGCCGTCGAGCGCCTTAAGCAGCCGATCCTGCTCGCTGCTGACTATCCTCGCCAGCACCACGTCGTTATGGCGTGGCGTCCGGTCGGCCAGATCAATAACGCAGATGTCGCCGCTCTTGATGCCTGAGCCAGCGAGGTTGTCATCGTTGGCAATGATGCCGATCAGCTGGCCATCGTAATCACTGTATATGGTGCCGCGCCCATCAAGGGTGTGCAGGGCATCGGTTGGGTGCTCTGTGAGGTCTGACATTTCCCATACCGCCACTTTGCCGAGGTGCGTGTCTGCTACATAAGTGCCGCTCTCTTTACCGGTATAGAGCCATAGCGGGTCGCATCCGAGCGCTTTGGCAATGGAGAGCAGGCTGCTGACGCGCAAATCCTTGAGCGGGTCAGACAGCAGAACGGATATCACCGCTTTGCTCACGCCTGACTTGCGCACCAGATCGGCCTGGTTCCAGCCGCGCTCATTGAGCATGTATTTCAGTCGATCTCTGAAAGAGGTCATGTCGCACTCGTTCGAATAAAAAAACACTTCCTCATTTTGTCCTATTTCTTGTGCGCTATGCCGATGGTTGACTTGTTCGGAAAAGCGAACCAAAATGAGTTCTGTATTACCAGTATCCATAAAAGGACCCCGACCAATGAAGAAAGACCAAGCCATCCAGTTTTTTGGCGGCAGTAACGCCATGGCGCGAGCCGTTGGCGTGACCAAAAGCACCGTATCCGAATGGCCCGAAATCATCCCGGCCAAGTATGCCACGCGCATCCACTTCGCCTCCGGCGGCAAACTTGATTTCTGCCTTGAGGATTACCGCCCGGAGCAAACGGAAACCCAGCAGGCCGCCTGACCAACGGCCAGCCTTACCCCAACCACCAGAGGACCCTGACCATGGGAAGACCAGCCCTGTCTGATCACGAAAAAATGGACACCCTGTCACCCTTGCGGGTGCGCGGCACTGTCGGCCACCGACAAGTGTGGCAGGAAGTCGGTGCCGAAGTCGGCATGACTGAAACCGCATTTGCCCGCACCTCGCTGCTTATGCTGCTCAATTCCATATCAAAGCATGAGCCCCAGATCCTGGCGAGAGCCGTCAAACGGGCCAATCGGAGCCTGATCGAACAGGGTTACCCGCCCGTCACTGTCGAGGAGATCCTGAAAGGGGATGGCCTGCCAGAGCGCGGTCTGCTGACCTTCTCGCCGCAAGATGAGGCCATCTATGACGAGGAGCGCCCCAAGAAGCCGGTGCAAAAGCTCATCGGCCTGATCAATTTCGTTTTAGGGAGATAACTGCAATGACTATCAACGCCAGACCGCCACGCCCCGCAGCCCAGCACGTCAGCGAACGGGACAACATTATTCTGAAATCCGTTATCCATGAGTTGTCGCTCGAGCTGGACACCTCGCTGATCCCGACTGCGCACGCTGCCGGTACCGACAAGACAGCCGTTCGACTCTCCCGGGAGTTGATGGCCCGCAAAATCGAGCGCGCCGAGCAACAAGCCTGCGCATAAACACGCTAATCACGGCCTGACTCACCACCAGGCTGTTAATCAGGACCTCAAAAATGACCATTGAACCCAAGGCCCATGGGGCCGCTCTCCTTTGTGCCGATCTGGATCACTGCCCAATGTGTGGCAGCGAGCTGCGCACCGGTAACGATGACCGCTCATTTGAATGCCCGGGATGTGAATACACCGAGCAGGAGGTGGCGGCATGAAAGCAATCGACCTTTTCGCTGGCCTTGGTGGCTGGTCTACCGGTGCTGTTATGGCTGGTTGCGAAGTGCTATGGGCAGCCAATCACTGGCAGGAAGCTGTTCACTGGCACAGCGAGAACCACCCGGATACCCAGCATATCTGCCAAGACCTGCATCAAGCCGACTGGACGCAGGTGCCAAGCCATGATCTGCTGCTCGCATCCCCATGCTGCCAGGGGCACAGCAAAGCGCGAGGCAAGGCAAACGGAAACCCGCAGCACGATGCCAGTCGCTCCACTGCATGGGCCGTGGTGTCTGCCCTTGAGTTTCACCGGCCGCAAGCCGCCATAGTCGAGAACGTGCCCGAGTTCCTTGATTGGTCGCTGTATCCGGCATGGGCGGCAGCCATGCAGGCGCTGGGTTATTCCTTGGCGCCGCATGTGGTCAATTGCGCCGATCTCGGGGTGCCACAAGAGCGTATCCGCATGTTTATCGTCTGCACTCGTTCAGCAAACCCATTAATCCTGAACCTGCCGAAGTTGGACCATGTTCCGGCGTCGCAGTTCATTGACTTCAACGCTGGGCGCTGGTCACCAATAGCCAAGCCGGGGCGGGCGGAAGCAACGCTGGAGCGAGTTGCAAACGGTAGGTCGGTCCACGGCGACCGGTTCGTGATGAGCTACTACGGCAACACCCGTACCGGGCGCAGCATTGATCGGCCAATTGGCACCATCACCACCCGAGATCGCTGGGCTGTAGTGGACGGCGACCGTATGCGGATGCTCACGGCAGAAGAAAACCTGCTGGCAATGAGCTTTCCGCGCGATATCAAGCGCCCAGACAACCACCGGCTGACTGTTCACATGGCTGGCAATGCCGTTCCGCCCCTGGCAGGCAAGCGGATCATTCAGGCACTGGTGGAGGCAGCATGAACACCGTTATCAAATTCCCGGGGGCTAGTGCCCCTCAAACCACCCAGAAGGAGGTTCGTGTGGCTGACCTTGATGATGGGTATACCCGCACGGCGAATGAGATCCAGAAGGCCAAGTGCAAGCTGCGCATGGCAGGGAGAGAGCTCAATGTCCTTGATGCGGTTATCTACTCCACCTATGGCTGGAACAAGAAGCGCGACCGCCTCACAAACACCTATTTGGCGGACCTGTGCGACATGGACCCGTCCGATGTAAACAAGGCCCTTCTTGTGTTGGCTCGACGTCGCATTATCACTCTTGAGAAGCTTGGCCATATGAAAATTGTAGGCGTAAACAAGGTGATCAGTGAGTGGGTATACGCCAGAGAAAAGACCCAAAAGGGTATTGGCAATTTCACCAAAAAACCGGGCAATTCTACCCAAAATGATGGGCGTTTTGACATTTCAAATCAGGTGAAAACACCCAACACCCAAGACAGTCTTACCCAAGACAATATAAAAACCTCTTCGTCGAAGAACGCTGACGCGCTCCCCGACGCCGGAGCTGTTGAGTCGGTTTCTGCCGCTGTCGAGAAGATCCGGCCAGATGCTGCCATCCAGACCCCGAGCGGGAAATTCTGGGGCACTCAAGATGACCTGACCTGCGCTGAATACATCCACAGCAGGGTGCTTGTGGTGAACCCAACGGCCAAGGCCCCCAACTGGGCGCAGTGGGCGAACGATATCCGCCTGATGCGAACCCAGCTTGGATACACCCATCACGATATCTGCTCGCTGTTCAAGTGGGCCAACCTGGACCCGTTCTGGTCAGCCAACGTGCTATGCCCCAAGACCCTGCGCAAGCAGTGGGACAAGCTCACTGCCAAGCGTGCTGGTGTGGTGCGCCAGCCGGCGCGTGGCGAGGAGTGGGATCTGACCAAGACCATGACCGCCGACAAGCTCAACCAGATGATTCAGGAGGGGTACTGATGACCATGAGACCGTTAAGCGAAGTCCTGGCTGGCATGCCGAGTGAGTTACCTATCACGCCAGTGCGCCAAGTGGCTGCCGTGGTTACCGAGCGCGACACCCAGGTCGTGAGCAAGCTGATTGAGCAGCTCAAGGTGATTTTCCCTGCCTGGCAGCGGTCATTTCCCACGCTCGAGATGCAGGAACGGGCTCTGCGGGAGTGGACGGTTGCGCTGGTTGAGGCCAACTGCACCAGCCGTGATCAGCTGAGTCAGGGGATGCGGGTTGCTCGCTCTCAGGAGATCCCGTTCTTCCCTGGGCCAGGGATGTTTATCAAGTGGTGCGAGATCACGCCGGAGTCGCTGGGCCTACCGACAGTGGACGCGGCCCTGGTCGAGGTCAGAACCCGCCGGTTTACCCATCCCGCAGTGGAGTTGGCCGCCAAGGCGACGAGCTGGGAACGCCAAACGCTCAGCCTGGATGATTACCGCCCTGTGTTCGAGCAGGCATACGCCCAGCTGCTGCGCCGGGTCGTTGCCGGAGAGGATCTTGGGGCGGAGGTGCGCAAAGGGCTGCCAACGCGTGAGCAGATCCAGCACAGCCCGGAGTATTACCAGCAAACCGGCCAGCGCGGCGTGGAAAGCCTCAAGGCCCTGTTCAAGCGTGGAGGGATGGCCAATGTTCAATCTTGACGTGATCGCCGCGGTCAAGGCCGCGAAGTTTTGCCGGGTGGTGGTCTATCCGGCCATTCGTGGATGGTGCGGGGAGCGGGTGCTGCTCGAAGTGGCAGACGAGATCTCCGTGCTGGGACACACCGATTGCCAGCGCGGGGCAGGGCACTGGCTGGTGCTCGACACGACGCCTGAGCAAGTTGCGGAGGAGGCCGAACGGCTGAGAGGCGCGCCAGTACTGGTGTTGAGAGGCGGTGTTGCAAATGGAGCTGTGGATAACTTTTGTGGGGAGGGCCTTGCCAACCAGTGACAACCGGTATATCGCGCCGTAACATGTTCATGCCGGACTTAGACCACCCGGCTGTTTGACCAAAAGGACCCGACCATGACCGCAAAATCGAATACCCGAGATCTATCCGTTGCGACCCAGCTGGGGCGCGTCATCGCGATAATGCGCGACGGAAAAGCCCGCACCCTGCGCGAAATCGAGCGCGAGTGCTGGAACCGCTTCGGCCACGCCGACACCCAAGCCGCCATCAGCGCCCGCCTGCGCGAAGTCTGCTGCCACGGCTGGGTAAAACACTCCACCTGCCAGACCATCGACAGCAAGCAGGTTTGGCATTACAGCCTCTCTCCGTTCCCCACTGCGGAAGCCGTTGCGGCTAAGGCGGTGGCAGCATGACAAACTTCCTCGGATTCAAGCTATCCACATCGGATGTTGTTCGCACCGTGAGCCTTGGTGATGAAATCCTATCCGATAGCATCCCGGTATTTCGCGCCGGCTACTCATACTGCCACCCCAACCCGCGCAATGACAGGGCCGCAAAACGCCAGCGTGCCGCAGCCAAGCGCCGCAACAAAGCCAAGCGGGGGTGAGGATGAGCAACCTGAGCAAAACCCAAGAGGCCCAATTCCGTGAGCTGGTGATCGCCAAACACGGTGAGGCGTTCACAACCTCCCGCAAGGTCGCTGAGCTGTTTGGTAAGCGGCACTCCGATGTTATGCGCGCCATCTCCAATCTTGAGTGCAGCGCCAGCTTCAACGAGCGCAATTTTGCGTTGGTTGAGTATCGCGATGGGAAAGGGGAGGCTCGACCTGAATACCTCATCACCAAAGATGGAATGGCATTCCTGGTGATGGGCTTCACAGGCAAGCAGGCTGCCCAGTTCAAGGAGCTCTATATCCTTGCCTTCAACTGGATGGCTGAGCAGATCCGCACCACCCATGAGCTGACCAGCTGGCAGCACGACTTCACCCGCAGAGAGGCTGTATCTGTTGCCAACGGCACTCTGCATGGGCAAGGTCTGGCCCGCCGCCGTATCGAGAAGCATGCGCTGAGCCAGGAGCAGGCAGCTATCCATGCCAAGCTACAGCTGTGCTTGAACCTGATCGGTGAGGAGGCAGCATAACCATGGAGCTTACCCTTCTGAAAATGTCAGGCGGGGTGCTCGCCCCGTCCACTCCGGCCGACGCCGAAGCCATCAAGCTTATGCCGATCGGTACCACCATCCTGGCCAAGGGAAAGGGGCGCCGAAATCTGGCGTTTCACCGCCGTTTCTTCGCTCTGCTCAACCTGACTTTCGATTACTGGGAGCCAACTGGCGGCATGGTATCGCCAGCCGAGCAGGGGATCCTGTCCCGATTCGTTCGCTACCTCGCCCAGTTTGGCGCAGGCAGCGTGCTGGACAAAGCCAAGGATGAGTTTATCGACCAGTTGGCCAGCAGCCGCATCGAGCGCCACGGCCCCCAGGCTGAGAAGTCGTTTGAGGTGATGCGCAAGTGGCTCACCGTTGAGGCAGGTTATTTCACCGTGGTGATGCTGCCGGATGGTGGTATGCGCAAGGAGGCCAAGAGCGTCAGCTTCGCCAAGATGGAGCAGGCTGAGTTCTCCGACCTGTACCGGGCTGTGTTCGGGGTCTGCTGGCGCTATGTGCTGAGCAAGCAGTTTGCCACCGAGGAGGAGGCTGAGAACGCCTGCTCCCAGCTGATGGGGTTTGCCGGATGAGATTCGAGACCAGCCCAATCCGCTCTGGCGATCTGCGCGATGGCGCTCGCGGCCAGATCTGCAAGATCCAGCTCGCCGGGGTCTGTATCGGTGGCACTGAAACCACCGTGCTAGCCCATCTGCCCAGCGCTCCGCATGGAATGGCACTCAAGGGGGATGATTTGGTGGCTGTTGAGGCGTGCTGCGCTTGCCATGACGCCATTGATGGCCGTATCGCCTACGACTGGCAGCCCGGGGAGCGTGAAGAGGTCACCTATAGCGCCCTGACACGTCAGCTGCACAGCTGGGTGGTGCGCGGGCTTGTTAGTGTGAAGGGGGCGGCATGATCACTGCAATCGTTTACTGGATGATGAAATTTCAGTTTGGCGCCGACTGGTCATACTGGAGCCTGGTTTTGCCGGTGATAACTGATCTGGTGATCATCGGGGCGTTAGAGAAATGGAGCGCACACCTGTGATCCGTCTCTCTGCCATCGACGCAGCCCGCCTGCTGGATAAACACCCGAAAGCCAAGGCGGTAGCGAACCAAGCCAAGAAATCCAAGCAGGTGGATGAGCTGCACGGCAAGGTGATGGCCCAGCTGGTCGGCTTCCCTGACCCTGCCACCGAGCTGGTATTTCACCCCAAGCGCCGCTGGCGTCTCGATTATGCCTGGCCCACCCGCATGATCGCCGTCGAGATCCACGGTGGTATCCACTCCGGTGGGCGCCACACTCGCGGCAAAGGGTTCATAGAGGACCGCGCCAAGATGAACGAGGCCCGCTTATTGGGTTGGACTGTCATCGAGGCCACGCCAGAGCACATCAAATCCGGCCAGCTGCGTGCATGGCTGCTCACCGCTTTCAATCAGGACCAAGACCAAACGAGGACCAACCCATGAGTAATTCACTGGAAATGGCACTGCGCCTGTTCTCACCAAAGGGGGCGCTCCATGAGCCAACCTCCAGCAACTTCAACGCCCTGGGGCGGGATGATTTTATCGGCGCCCTGCAGGTGGCCGCCAAAAACAACCCGCAGGGGCTCCAGTTCCTGATGGCCGATCACCAGCTCGACGCTTCCGCCATCTCTGAGCTGGCAGCGCATTTTGAGGGGGAGATAGGCAATGCCGAGGCCGGTGGCATGGCGCTGGCTATCCTGCTGCGCCGCCCGCTGCCTGAGCAGCTGGACAGACTGGTGCTGTCTCACCCCCATTACGACAAGGAGCGCCGCCGCGCCGCCGTGGTGATGGAGAAGGCCAAGCGTGCCCACCGGGCCGGTAATGACCACGAATATCAGCGCCTGCTGGCTGAGCGTAACGGGATCTTGTCTCTCGCCCACGACCACTGTGTCGCCGAGATGCTGCAATCCGGCCGCTGCCCGCACTGCAAGGGGACCGGGATCCGCCCCCGCAAGGGGGACGAGTGCCCCAAGTGCCACGGTACCGGGCGAGTCGTGCCGCATGCTGATATGGTGTCACGCCGGTTCGGGCAGGAGATGCGCCAGCGCGTAGAGCGGCTAGTTGATGAGGTGATACACCAAGCCTCTGACCTGTCCAAGATTATGGACCGGCAAGTGCGCCAGATGCGGGCTGCGTAGGGGGAGGCGGGATATGGAACAGCAAAGCACACACCAGGAGTTGGTTGTTGAGTGCATCGATGGTCAGTTGCGGATCTCGGTTGGGGTGAATACGCTCGCCAACGCACTCGCCACCGGCAGTCATGGGATGCGCAAGCTGGAAGTCGTTGATGCCGAGGTGTTTGCCAAGGAGGTTATCAAAGAACTCACGCTCGCGCGGGAGTTTGGCGGCAGCTTGGTTCACTGTATGCTTGACCATGCTGCCGGACTGGCTGCCGACAAGTACGCTCACTGGATTGAGGTGTCACCGCCTCCGACATACCCAACTCCAGGGTACACCGAATTTATCGACAAGCATCGTCCGACACCTTACATACCCACCGGACATTACGATGATGAATAACTTTTTAGAGGGTAATCATGGCATTTATACGTTTCATATACGGAAGTAGCCTTGGTCTTGGCTATATCGCGGCAAAGTCATTGAAGGAGGGTGATGAGATCGTCAACCCTGCTGATGGCTCGGTACACACCGTTGAGCGCATCTATGGCGCAGAGCTGATTGAAGATGACTCAAAGCTCAATGGTGTGTCATTCCCTGTTTTCACAGAGAAAAACAATCCAATCACTCTCAACGAGTGGGCATCGATAGAGCTGACCAGAGATCAAGGCGGTTTTATAACATCAATCGTTCCGACCAAGAGCTATGAGCGAGGGCTGCCAATGTCGCTGGTGCTGCAAGGGGATGGTCATTGTGAGTCTGTAGTTGTTGCAGATGGAGATTCGCAGATGGTTGCCGCGATTGGCGATATAAGCTCATGCCATAACAAAGAGTGATGGGTGTGCCTGCTGGCTCTCTATTGGCAGCTCTGATTGCTTGAATCCCCACCGCCCCAGCGTTAGTATCTATCAAAGATGGCCAGATTCCCCCGGGACTCTGGCCTTTTTCATTTCCGGCCCGCCATCGTGCGGGCTTTGTCGTTTCTGGAGGGGCGATGACGCCTGACAAGGATCCACAGAACTACAGCATGCTCGCCTATCTGGCGTTCGGCGGGCTGAGCGTATGGGGAGGGCTTGTGACCTACATACAGACAGTGAAGCGCGAAGGGCGGCAGTTCCGCTGGGCGGAGGCGGCGCTGCAGGTTGTGGTGTCAGGCTTCGCCGGGATGCTAACCATGCTTCTGAGCTGGTATATCGCCGCACCGCTGCCGCTGTGTGGCTTTATGGCCGGTCTGGCTGGCCTGATGGGGTCGAAGGCTCTGGAGCTTTACGAACGCCGGGCAACCGGCTGGATGAGTGGGGGGAAAGGGTGATGAGTATTCGCCTGCAAGTTATTGATGAGGTGATCCAGCGTGAGGGGGGTGACAAGTTCACTGATCGCGCAGAGGACCGCGGCGGCCCGACTCGCTGGGGGGTGACTCAAGCCACTGCTCGCCAGTTCGGCTACACCGGCCATATGCGCGACTACCCAAAGGCTGAGGCGGTAAAGGCCTACACCTCTTACTGGAACCAGATGCGCCTCTCATCCATCGAGGTGATTGATGCCGATCTGGCCACCTACCTGTTTGACTATGGGGTCAACTCCGGTCCAGGGCGGGCAGCAAAAGACCTCCAGCGCCTGCTGAATGTGTTGAACGATCGACAAAAACTCTATCCAGACGTGATAGCAGACGGGGCCATCGGGCCCCGTTCTCTTTCTGTGCTGGAGAGTTACGTCAAGGCGCGCGGTACAGGTGGCAAACGCCTTCTTGCCGAGGCTGTGAACTCACTTCGAATTGCCCACTGCATCACACTGGCTGAGCGTCAGGAGTCGCAGGAGGCCAATGCCTACGGCTGGCTGAGCCGGATTTGCAACCTGTGAGGTAGGTATGGAACACATCGTTGAGGTGGTAGCCAACTGGATTGTCATCCTGATGGCCGTGGTAGGGGGCGCATCCTTGGTTGTTCAGGGGCTGGCCAAGATTGCGGCCATCACCCCGTCCACCCGGGATGATGAGATTATCGGGAAGGTTGATGCCTTCTTGGTCGGTCTCGCCAAGATCCTGGACAAGCTGGCCCTGAACCTGCCGGCCGACAAAGCCAGGAAGCAATAACATGAACAGCTTGCTCCAACTGCTCGACATTCTAACGGCCCTGCTGGGCCGTTGGCTTAAGCAGGAACGGGCAAGGGAGGTGCAGGAAAGCTATGACCAAAACCATAGTGACCCACAAGGGCGCTTTGCTGCTCGCTTCGGCGCTGCTTCTGGCCAGCTGCCAGACAACACCAAGCCAAACAGCGAACTGCCCACCACCCACTCCCAGGCTGACATGGAGCCCCGCCAATAACGGCGGGGTTTGTCTTTCTGGGGACTCAACAGCCGACCTACTGGACTATCTCGATGCACTGGAGCGATGCGGTGGTTAATGGCGTTACCGTGACCGGGGTTATCACTCACGTTAAGGAGTATGACGGCAGTCATGCCCTGGTTGTTCTCAATACCGGCGTTTCCGTAGTGGTACCGGCAACCCATCAGCCCGTACCCGGCGACACCGTTGTCGAAGGCGAGCTATCTCTCTAAATGGCAAAGACCGACTGGGCACAGCTCAATGCAGAATTCCTGCAGGAGCACGAAGCGACCGGCATCAGTGCAAAAGACTGGTGTGACAGCCGCGGCCTGAACTACAACTCGGCGCGTCGCTATTTGAAATCTCGGGGGCAATCCCCCGCACAACCCGATAAATCTCGCGTAGCTGCGCAACCTGCGCAATCCGAAGTGCGCAAAACTGCGCAATCTGCGCAAAGTGCGCAACCAAAGGGGAATGAAGGCCAGACCAAGAGGGGAGAGGGAAGGGGGGAAAGGTCATCCTCATCCACGCAAACCCCTGACGAGTCAGACCAAAACCCGAAAAGAAAATCGGGACGCCAGCCAGATGGCCGCTTTGGCGTGGGCAATCGTGAGTCCGTCGGCAACCCAGGCAACCCGAGCCCTGTCGCAAAGTGGAAGCCAGGCGATCGGCCCGCGCTGACCCATGGCGGTTACGCCCAGTTCCTCGATTCGCCTGAGCTGTTCGACCAGGCCGAGGAGTTGAGGCTGAGGGACGAGCTGATATTCACCCGGGCTCGCGTTATCTCTGTCACCAAGACCTTGAAGAACCTGCATCAGGATCTGGTCGATGCCACCGAGATGACCGACCGGATTGGGCTCTATGACAAGATCCTGAAAGCTGAGCAGGCACTTGACCGCAACATCCAGCGAATCGAGTCAATCGAGCGCACCCTGAGCGCCATTCGCATCGATGAGGTGACCGGCCCCAAGATTGAGGCGGACACCAAGCGCATCAAAGCGGCCACCCGCAAGTTGACGGCCGAAGCCGATCGGCTGGAGAAGGATGGCGGCAGCGATACCACCCCAGTGAGTGAGATGCTCTCGGAGCTCCACGAGATGGGGACTGGCGGCATGATGTCGTGATAAAATGCGAGTCATAATTCACCAGTCATGCAGGAGTCAGCGATGAAACAAAGAGAGCGTCAGGCCACCCAGCGAATTTTGGCTATTGAGGCTATCGCCAAGCTGCGCTCTGTGTCAGAGCTGTTTGGGGTAGAAGATACCGGGCCTGATGGTGATGAGCGTGCAATGGCTGCCTTCAAGCGTTGGGATGAAAAGATCACTGAGCTTGAGCGGTGGATAAAAGATGAAAGCCCAATCGCCTGAGTTTTCCACGCTGGAGGGAGTGATGAGAATTTATCGCAAGGATGAGACAGGGAAGGCTGTTTACATTGCTGACTACCCGTTGCCAAGAGAGGTGTGCGATGAAATCGATTCAGGGCGCGATGGCCGCGAGGTGTGGTACGAACTGCCTCCTGTCATGGGGGAATTGCGACTGATTGGCAGTGATGAAGAGCCTGATTATGCCGCCACTGTCACCCATGAGCGCATCCTCCTTGAGCCATACCGCCTTTACCGCAACGGTGTGCTGGTCGAGATGGGCGCCATGATTGCCGATCCCCGCCATGTGACTATGTTGGCCGAGAGCGCCAAGCAGCGCGCCGCAGCCAGGGATGAGGTTGGCCGTATCGCCGCAGCATGGCGCGAACTAGCGTAAACACTGCATCACCCACACCAACCCGCTTCGGCGGGTTTTTTATTGCCTGAGACCCTCCAATGACCGAACTCGACATCTCCGCCATGACTGAGCAGGAGCAGGTTGCCTGCATCCGCGAAAAGCTCAGCGATAAGTGGTGGCGGATGAACAACCTCTACATGATCGAGAACGAGCAGGGCCAGCTGGTGCGCTTTCGGCTGCGCCCGGCGCAAGAGCTGCTGTTCAAGACCATGTGGTGGCTCAACATCATCCTCAAGGCGCGTCAGCTCGGGTTCTCCACGGCCATCGATATCTATCTGCTCGATGAGGCGCTGTTCAACAAGAACATCAAGTGCGGGATCATCGCCCAGGATCTGACGGCAGCAGGCGAGATATACCGCACCAAGATTGAAGTCCCGTTCGATAACCTACCTGGCTGGCTCAAGGCCCAGTTCAAGGTGGTTACCCGGCGCGGTGGGGCCAATGGCGGTCACATCCTGTTCCGGCACGGCTCCAGTATTCAGGTGGCCACCTCTTTCCGCTCCGGTACCGTCCAGCGCCTGCATGTGTCAGAGCACGGCAAGATCTGCGCCAAGTACCCGGAGAAGGCCAAGGAGGTGCGAACCGGTACCCTGCAGGCCATTCACCCGGGCGCAGTGGCCTTTATTGAATCCACTGCCGAAGGTGTGGGTGGAGACTTCCACGCCATGAGCATGAAGTCCCTCGAGCTGGCCAGGGCATCCGGTGAGCTCAGTAAGCTGGATTGGAAGTTCCACTTCTTCGCCTGGTGGCAGGACCCAAAGTATCGCGCAGACGTTCCGGCGTCCGGCGTGGTGGCCAGCAAAGCCCAGCTTGAATACTTCGCCGCGGTTGAGAAGGCGATGAACTGCACCATCAGTGACGAACAGCGTCAGTGGTACGTGCTGAAAGAGTCAACCTTGGGCGCAGAGATGAAGCAGGAGTTCCCCAGTACGCCGCTGGAGGCGTTCCTGACCTCTGGCCGTAGGGTATTCGACCCCATCGCCACCATGGAGGCAGAGGGCGACTGCATGCCGCCTCTCATCGTCTATGACATGGACCCCGTTACCGGCAGACGCGAGAAGGCTCGCAAGCCTGACAAACTGGACGAGCAGGGACAGCGCTCCCTTGAGAACATGCTGTTGGTGTGGGAGCTTCCAGATCCCGATGAGGATTACGCCATTGGCGCCGACGTGGCGGAAGGTCTCGAGCACGGCGACCGCTCCAGCTTTGATGTGATCGCCAAGAGTGACGGGCGCCAGGTTGCCCACTGGTTCGGTCATCTCGATCCCGGTCTCTTTGCCCAGCTGCTGGCCCATGTCGGCAAGTTCTACGGCACCGCAGAGCATGGCCCCGCCTATATCGGCCCGGAGCGCAACAACCACGGTCACGCCGTCCTGCTCAAGCTGCGCGAGCTCTATCCTACCCGCCGCATCTACACCCAGGAGTATATCGACCGGGATCGGGACGATGAGACCCAGCGCCTCGGCTGGCTGACCACCCGCCAATCCAAGCCGATCGTGGTGGATGGTCTCAAGGCCCTGTTGCGTGCCGGTCAGGCCGGGATCCGCTGGATAGGCACCATTTCCGAAGCAACCACCTACGTCTACGACAAATCCGGCAGCATGAACGCCCAGGACGGCTGCTACGACGACCAACTGATGAGCTACATGATTGCCCAAGAGATGCGCGCCCGCATGCCTGCTCGCATCGTCAAACCCGAATCCACCCGTAAACCCAAGCATTGGATGGCCAACTGATGATCAACTCACAACCAAAAGCCCCCGAGAAGGGCGGCCTCGACACGCAGAAGCTGCTCGCGCTGATGAGCGATATCAATGGCCAGCCAGACTGGCGAAGCCTTGCCAATCGCTCCTGTGCCTACTACGACGGCGACCAGCTGCCGCCTGAGGTGGTCAAGGTGCTCAAGGAGCGTGGCCAGCCCATCACCATCCATAACCTGATCGCCCCGACTATCGACGGCGTGTTGGGGATGGAGGCCAAGAGCCGCACCGATCTGATGGTTGTCGCTGATGACCACGACGATGAGCTCGAGCAGCTTGCCGAGGCAGTCAACGCCGAATATTCCGACATGTGCCGCCTTGGCGGGCTGGATCGCGCCCGGGGCGAGGCATATGGCGGCCAAATCAAGACCGGCTTGGGTTGGGTGGAGGTAAGCCGACGCAGTGACCCGTTCGGCCCGCGCTACAAGTTCAGCAGCGTCCACCGTGACGAGGTGTATTGGGATTGGCACAGCCGGGAGCCAGATCTCAGCGACTGCCGTTGGCTGATGCGCCGTCGCTGGGTTGATCTGGATGAGGCCAAGACCATGTTCCCGAGCAAGGCTCAGGCGCTGGAATGGGGCGTCAATGATTGGGCTGGGATGGTCAGCCTGACCGCCATAGAGGGGCTGGACCCCAACCTTGTCAGCGCCTATGACGAATGGAGCCAGTTCAGCGGCAAAGAAGTGGAGTGGTGCAGCCGGGAGCGGGATCGAGTCCTGCTGCAGGTGGTCTACTACCGCACCTACACCATGCGCCAGGTGTTGATGCTCGACTCTGGCCGGGCGCTGGAGTTTGACAAGAGCAATCAGCTACACCGCGCCGCCATTGCCAGTGGTCGCGCCAGGCTGGAACGCTGTCCGGTAGCCGTGATCCGCGAGTCATGGTTCGTTGGCCCCCATCATCTGGTCGATCGCCCCTGCACCGCACCACACAACATGTATCCGCTGGTGCCGTTCTGGGGGTACCGCAAGGACCGCACCGGCGAGCCATATGGCCTGATTGCCCGCGCCATGCCAGCACAGGATGAGGTGAACCTGCGCCGTATCAAGCTGACCTTCTTGCTGCAGGCCAAGCGCGTCATCATGGACAAGGACGCCACCAACATGAGCCGGGATCAGGTGCTGGAGCAGGTAGAGCGCCCTGATGGCTATATCGAGCTCAACCCTGACCGTGCCAATAAGACCAGCGTGAGCGACGCCTTCAAGGTGGAGCAGGATTTCAACGTTGCAGCCCAGCAGTTCCAGGTGATGCAGGACTCGGTGAAGCTCATCCAGGATACCATGGGGGTTTATGCCGCCTTCTTGGGGCAGGGCTCTACCGGCCAATCTGGCGTTGCCATCAGCAACCTTGTGGAGCAGGGCGCGACCACCCTGTCGGAGATCAACGACAACTACCGGATGGGCTGCCAGCAGGTAGGGCAGCTGGCACTGGCCTATCTGCTTGAGGATATGGCCAGCAAGCGCAACTACAAGGTGACCGTCAACCGCGACGACCCGCGCCGCCGCAAGGCTGTGGTGATCAACGTGGAGCAGGAAGGTGGCAAGCTGACCAACGACGTGACTCGCCTGCGAGCCCATATCGCCCTGGCGCCCATCCAGCAGACCGCCGCTTACAAGCAGCAGCTGGCCGAGCGAATGACCCAGGCTATGTCCCAGCTGCCGCCAGAGGCCGCCGCTGCCTGCTTTGATTTGCTGGTCGAGCTGATGGATGTGCCGCGCAAGGCGGAGTTTGTGGAGCGGATCCGCAACGCTCTGAACATCCAGAAAGACCCGGAAGAGATGAGCGATGAGGAGCGCGCTGCCGCAGAGCAGCAGGCCCAGCTGGCCCAGATGCAGCAGCAGATGGCCATGCAGGAGATGCAGGCCAAGCTGGCAGAGCTGGAAGGCAAGGCCGCCAAGTGGCAGGCAGAGGCCCAGCGCATCGCCAAGTTGACCGACTCTATCCGCTTCGAGGACGCCCTCAAGCAGGCCAAGACCGGCAAGACGCTGCAGGAGATGGAGCAGCTGGCAGCCCAGCAGCAGGCGATGCAGGCCGAGCAGGCAGCCCTGCAGGCCCAGCTGTTGGACACCATTCAGCAGCAGATAGACGCGATCGCGCTCTGATAGTTGCTTTCCTAATCGCCCAGCGTTAGGATTTCTCCATCATGGCCCAGTCTTTCGAGATTGGGCCTTTTCATTTCCAGACCCGGCCATAGCGCCGGGTTTTTTATTTGGAGCAGGCCATGACCGACAGTGTTGAGTTGAAAGGTGTACTCGAAGCAGCCCTCAGCGAAGATGGCGGCATTATCCTAATCCGTAACGCGATGGCCGAGTTCCTGTCGCACAAGAAGGTTCATGCAGCGGTAATCTCAGAAGTTCACCCCTGTGACGAGCATGGCAACTTCATGATCGACATCACCAATCCACTCTATGACGGCATAACCATTCCCTACATGGTCACCCCGGACATGGTTGCCCGCTTCACCCCTGGCATTGGTGACTACATCGTGCTGTATGAGAACGACTATGTATCATTCAGCCCGAAAGATGTGTTTGAGGGTGGATACCTCATGATCGAAGAGCAGGCTGTGTGCGCCAGTGAAGAGGATGCCGAGATGGAGCGAGATATTGAGGCTCTCGGGCTAACAGCGCCGCGCGTTACTCCTGGCCAGATCGAGGCACTGATGCGCGGTGTTCGCTATGAGGTGCAGGTTGTTCCCGGCACCACAACCACGCTGGCCACCGCCATTGCTGCAAACGGCTTCACCCTTGCCATCGGCATGGCCGCCTGCGCCGACCCGGCCAACTTCAATGCAGAGCTTGGCGCCAAGTACGCCATCAAGGATGCCGAAGCCAAGGCCCGCCAAGAGCTGTGGAAGCTGGAAGGCTGGCGGCTCAAGTGCCACCTGGATGGGCCTATGCTAATTGTGAGCGATGATTGCCTGATAACAGGGGTCATCAGCACGAGCAAAGTACGCGGTGTTGATGGCGGAAGCCCCAAGCCAAGCCGCATCGAGCGCATGCGCATGGAGCAAGAACAGCTGGCAGAGCGCACCGGCAAGCTGGAAGCCTTTATTTCGAGCGAAACATTCAAGCAGCTTACTCATCAGGAGCAGAACCGCATGAAGCGCCAGTTGGTTGCGATGCGTGAATATCTGGCCGTGCTGAATGAGCGCATTGCCGCAGCAACGAATCCCTAGCGATAGACGACAGCCTTTGCCCGCCTTGTGCGGGCTTTTTTATGCCCAGCCCCAGCCGGGGAGCGCTTTCGACGAGAGCCTTCCCCCGCTTGGGCAGCGATACCACCCACTGAAAACCCACGAGGACGACCATGAGCAAAACCATCGATAACCTGACCGGGACTGAAAGCCTGGACGAACTGGAAGCCATGCTGGCCGAGATTGAGCAAGCGCCCGATGTCGAGCTGGACAATGGCACTGACACCAAGCAAACGGACGTAGAACCCGCGCCGTCGGCGGGCGAGGTGGCAGCCGGTAGCGAACAAGCCGCAGCCAATCAGGTTGAGGAACAGGCCGGCGCACCTGAAAAGGTCGTTATGGCAAAGAACGGTCAACACACTATCCCGTATGAAGTGCTGGAGCAGGCGCGCAATGAAGCCAAGCAGTTGCGTGAGCGGCTGACTCAGGCGCAGCAGGCCCAAGTGGAGCGGGATAAGTTGCAGGCATTGCTGGAGAAGAACGGGATCGACCCATCGGTTGACCCGGACAACATCAGCAAGGAAGAGTTGGAGCAACTGGCGCAGGACTACCCGGATATCGGTAAGGCCCTGATGGCAGTTGCCAGCAAGCTCGACAAGCTGGAGCCGCAAGCCGCGCCGCAACAGGTTCAGCCATCCGCCAATCCAGCACAGGCCGCACTGCAGGCGGTACCTGACCTGGCCGCATGGCGTGACGGCGACCAAGACCGCTTCGATATGGCCCTCACTATCGATGACAAGTTGCAGGCCGACCCCGCGTGGAGCAATAAGCCGCTGGCGGAGCGATTCGCAGAAGTGGCTCGCCGCACCAAGCTGGCCTTTGGTGACGAGGTTGAAGCGCCTCCCTCCAAGGCACCCGGCAAGGCGGCAGAGAAACCCGCTGATCACATCCCGTCCAGCCCATCAGAACTCGGCCAAACCCATCACGCACCGGCAACGGGCATCGAGCGTTATGGCGCCATGTCCCAAACCGAACTGGTTGGTGAGATGGGCAACATGACAGAGGCCCAGATCGAGGCGCTGCTGGCGCAGTCCGGGTTCTAACCCACAACCCCGTTTACATCAACCAACCCCGGCCACTGTGTCGGGGTTTTTGTTTTCATGTAGGAGAGGATCATGACCCAAGTCACCTCGGCGCAAGCCAACAAGATTTTGCAGGCCGCCCTGTTTACCGCGGCCAACCGTTCCCACTCGCTGGTGAACATGCTGACCGAAGAGGCCCCCAAGGGCGCCAAGGTCAATGGCGGCAAACAGACCAGTGCAGGCGCTCCGGTAGTTCGCATCACCGACCTGGCCAAGCAGCGCGGCGATTCCGTGGATATGCAGCTGTTCCATCAGCTCTCCGGTCGCCCGAGCATGGGTGATCAGAAGCTGGATGGCCGCCTGGAGTCCCTGTCCTTTGCGGACTTCTCGCTCAAAATCAACCAGACCCGTCACGGCGTGGATGCTGGCGGCAAGATGAGCCAGCAGCGCACCAAGCACGATCTGATCAAGACAGCCCGCACGCTGCTGGGAGATGGTTACTACAGCCGACTGGTTGACCAGCGCGGCTTTGCCCAGCTGGCCGGCGCCCGCGGCGATTACTACGCGACCGATATCATCCTGCCGCTGGCGGATGACCCGGAATTTGCCGACATCATGATCAACCCGCTGACTGCGCCCACCTACGAGCGCCACTTCTTCGGTGGTGATGCGACCAGCTTCGAAGCCATCGACGCGGCTGACCGCTTCAATCTGGGCTGCGTGGACAACATGTCGCTGTTCCTGTCCGAGATGGCCAACCCAATCCAGCCGATCCGCATGGTGGCGGATCCGTCCGGTGGTGAGCCGCTCTATGTGCTCTACGTCACCCCGCGCCAGTGGCACGACTTCTACACCTCCACCTCCGGCAAGGACTGGCAGGCGATGCTGGCGGCCGCAATTGAGCGCAGCAAGGGCTGGAACCACCCCATCTTCCGCGGTGAGGGTGCGATGTGGCGCGGCATTATGGTCAAGCCCTACAAGGGCATGCCGATCCGCTTCAACCAGGGCAGTACCGTCAAGGTGTGCGCCGCCAACTCCGCGACCGGTGAGGAAGTGGGCAAGGTTGCTGGTACCACCATCGACCGCGCTGTGCTGCTGGGCGGTCAGGCGTTGGCTAACGCCTTCGGCTCTGGCGAGCAGGGCGGCTCCTTCGGCATGCACGAAGAGAAAACCGACCACGGCAACAGCACCGAGATCTCCATCAGCTGGGTATCCGGCCTGCAGAAGATCCGCTTCAAGCAGCGCAACGGCAACATTCAGGACCATGGCTGCATGGTGCTGGATACCGCCGTCAGCGCCGTCGCGCGCTAATCCACCACCAGAGCGAGGGGGTTGATGCCCCCTCCTGTTTAAATCTGACCAGACAAGGAGCCATATCATGGCCAAAACTACCCTGCTCGCCCGAGCGTACCGCTGGTTTATTGGTTCGTTCGGCAATCTCTCTATCTCCCCGACCCTGGTGGCCAAGCTGGCGGCAGTGCCGTCCGGCGACGTCATCGCCTTTGGTGACAAGGTGGAGCCCAACCTGAAAGTGGTTGGCGCCACCCTCATCAGCGGCGCGCTGGGTGCCAGTACCACGCTGACCGTCAAGATTGGCGATACCACCATCATCAACGCCGAAGGCACGGCGACGGCGGTATCCAAGTATTTCCCGGTGGACGATCTGAAGACACTGCCAGACCAGGAGATCACCCTCACCGTCGGCGGCGGCGCAGCAACGGGCACGGTCAAGCTCAAGCTGCACTATGAGGTGATCGGCAACCTGTAAGGCTGCCCGTCACGCCATGCCCGGCCCAGTGCCGGGCTTTTTCATTTCTGGATTGGAGATATTGCCGTGAGCGACAAAATTGCCGTGGTTTATATCGGCGACAAGCCGAGCAAGAAAGACACTGTGACCGGATCCCGCCTGGTGTTCCCGCGCCATACGCCCGTTGATGTGGAGAGCCACATCGCCATGCAGCTGCTGGAGTTCCCCACCGTATGGATTCGCCAAGAAGCCCTTGCTGGTGCGCTGGAGCGGCAGGAGACCATCGCACGAAAGGAAGCGGAAGAGCAGGAGCGCCTTGCTGTCGAAGCTGCCCGCCTGGCCGAAGAGCAGAGCATGGTGGTTGGTGATATCGATCTGGCAAAGCTCACCTCTGCCCAGCTGGCGACCCTGATCGAAGGTGAAGATCTGGGTATCGAGCAGAAGGGGCCGCAGGAGAAGGTGGACGACTTCCGCGTTCGCGTGCGTGACGCCCTGAAAGCTAAGGCCGCCAAGGCGGAGGGCTAAGCATGCAAATGGTACCCCGCGAGCAGTTCCTGCCTACCGTCAGGCTGCACATCACAGGTCCGCTCGAGATGCTGCTGGAAGAGGCCGTGACCGAGGCGGCAATCACCTTCTGCCGCGAATCAGAGCTGATCACCCTCGATCGTCTGCTGCCAAGTGCGGCGGCTGGCAGCCTTGAGGTGGTGTGCAATGTGGACGGGGTTACCTCCTGCAATGTGTTGCACCTCACCGGGGCCGATGGCGTGCCGCTGGACTCCGGGCGTGACTACTTCGCCATGTCGGCCAATGAGCTGAGCATCCTGACCGATCTGAGCAATGTGCGGATCTGGTACGTGGCCGTCCCGGTAAAAGGTGCCAAGGAGCTACCGGCACAGCTCTACACCGACCATGCCGAGGCCATCGCCCATGGTGTGGCCGCGCTGCTCTACGCCCAGCCAGACCGCCCTTGGTCTGATCCAAAGCGGGCCAACTTCCATCGTGCCGAGTTTGTCGAGGGGTGGCGTCGTGCCGGTCGGTTCCGCAAGCAGCATAGCGCCCCAACCCAAGTCGAATACTACAACCCGCCCCGCAAACACAGCTTTTTCTAAGGAGTCGCCATGGCTACCGTGCCTATTTCCACCATCATCAAGCGGGTTAATACCTTGCTTGTCGATCCGACCTTCACTCGTTGGCCCAAGCAGGAGCTGCTGGACTACTACAACGACGCCACCAAGGCGATCGTGCTGGTTCGCCCTGACGCTCACACCAAGAACGTTGAGTTTATCTGCGTGGCCGGAACCAAGCAGGCGCTGCCATCCGACGCCCTGCGGCTGATTGAGGTGCTGCGCAACGCCAACGGCAAGGTGATCCGCTTTGTGCCGCGCAAGGCGCTGGATGACAGCTATCCCGATTGGCACTCCGGCAAGACGGCGACATCCGTTGATAACTACTGCTACGAAGGTCGAGACCCCAAGACCTTCTATCTGCACCCTGGCCCGGCTGCCGCGGTCAAGGTGGATGTGATCTACTCGGTCGCCCCGCAATCCAAGCAGTTGGCTGATGTAGAGAACGCCAGCACCCCAGCTCTGGCGGATCTGGATGATATCTATATCAACCCCATCATCGATTTCATGCTCTACCGATGTTTCTCAAAGGACGCGGAATACTCCGCCAACTCCAACCGCGCAGCCGGTCACTACAACGCATTCCTGCAGCAGCTTGGCGAGAAAACCCAGGCGGATGCTGGCATGGAAGCGCGCCAGCAGGCTGGATTTAACCGGGTAACAATGCAGTAAGGGGCGCATAGATGGCTGGAGTGTGGAAGCGTGATGGCACTGTAGCCGTCACCAACGGCAGTAAGAAGGTGGCCGGCACCGGTACCACCTTCGCAGATGCCAAGAACGGGGTGGCCAAGGGCCACCTTTTTTGTATGACCACCGGCACTACGGTTGACCTCTATGAAGTTGATTACGTGGTGTCAAACACCGAGCTCCATCTCGTGCAGGCTTTCCGTGGCACCACTGGCACCGGCAAGGCTTACGAGATTATCACCACCTTCTCTGACTCCATCCCGGAGTTTGCCCGCAAGCTGAACTCCTCTTTGGCTTACTACCAAAGCCAATCGGATATGGTTCAGCAGTTGTTTACCAGCGACGCGGCAGAGATCACGGTCACCGCTCCGGACGGCACAACTCACAAGCTGATCCCTTGGAAGCGGGTGACCAGCGAGGGTGAAGGCCAGGCGGCCCGCGCAAAGGTCGAGGCGGATAAGGCGGCTGTGTCTGCCAGTGCTGCCGCCAGCGCGGTGCTTGCGGCTAGGCTGCCAGTCCCGGATGTATCAATCCCGTTCACGACTGACGGCCAACTTCTGCACGGCAAAGGGACTCCTGTGCTGGTTGGCACAACGCCCGTTGCCCAGCTTGTCAGTTACGAGCGGCTGGGTTCGCAGACCATGCTCGACAAATCTGGCCGCCTTGTGACGGTACCAGCTGGTGAGATGGCTATCGAGCAGCAAGGACTGGCGATTTTCGACCAATCTGTGAACCTTGCTGCGCCGAGTATTAACTGGGTTGCATCGGCATTTCACAATTCGCCGTGGACTCATAGCACCAAGGATGATTTCGGTTGGATCACAGTGAGTGGCGCTGGCAACCCGTCTGCGGCAGAGGGGAGCCGGATTGATTTTCAGGCCATGCTTGTATCAACATATACATTCAGCATGGATGTTATGAAAACGGCAGGACTTAAGGCTGTACTGAGGACATTCGGGTCTAATAACGGAACGACAGTTACCCTAACAGAAACAACTGCTACAGGCTCTGGCGCTGCAGACGTGACGGATATGGGGTCATATTGGCGTGTCGAGATAACCAGAAGTTTTACGGGATCGGCGAATAGCTTGGTCAGACTGAACCCGTTTGGAACAGAGGTTGGCGCCAGTGGAAGTATGACATACCGTCGAGTTCAGTTTGAGGAGAAGCCGTTTGCTACACCCTACATAGAAAATACCACCTCAGCCCAGACTACCCGCCCAGCGACAACACGCTGTGATATTCCGTGGATTGGCAATCTACAGCCTATAAGCGCCGACCAGCAGGTTACCGTGTCATTTGAGTTCGACGTTGCTGGGTTCCCTCTATCTGGATACCAAACGCTAATTAATAATTCAGGTGGTGGCGGAAGTTACTTGCAGGTACGAGTAGATACTGGAGGCGCTCTTAGCGCATATCGCCGACCAACCCCGTCACATGCAGTTAATATACAGGCGAAGCAGAGGGTTAAAGTTTGTTATCGGGTTAATAAAAATACGTGCGATTTTTTTGTTAACGGGGCAAAAATTGCCAGCACTGTAACTGGCAGCCCGTATTCAAATGGTTTGCCAAGCTTGTTTTGCATTGGGTATTCACCAACCCCCAGCAGGTGTGCAAACGGCCATCTGCGCAAGATAGACATCTGGAACACTCCACTCACCGATATTCAATGTCAGGCGGCATCCTCATGACCCGCCACTACTGTACGGGGCTTGGCCCCGTATCTCCTGGTACTAACCGCTGCTGCAAGCAGCACGACCATGACTATGGCGCCAAAGGCACGGTATCCCGTGCCGAGGCTGACCGGCGCCTGCGCCTGTGCCTGTGCATGATGGCTCAGGGTAAGCCGGTGCAGGCCTGGCTGTTCTGGGCAGCCTGCCGCATAGGCGGCTGGTATTTCTGGAAGGACAAGACTCATGATTGATCTCTACCTCAAGGCTGGCAGCAAGTCAGCCATGACGCTGGCCCTCAAGACGGCCGGATTTACCCAGGATCCAGAGACCGGCGCTCTCTATCACCCTGCTGCCTCCCTCGATGTGATAGGCGCCATCTACAAGCCGACAGGTGAAACCACGATCGTTGATGGTGAGTCAGTGCCAGTGACGGCTCCCGTGCCTGGCTACCACGTCAATGTGCGAACCACCTCCCCCGAGGTGGCCGGTGCCCTCGATGCGCTGCGGACATACCCAGATACGCCAGTGAGAGTGTGGGCGTAATCTGGTTGCTTGCCTACTGGCGCTGTCAGCGTTAGGATTTACCCATCATGGCCCGCTCTATTCTGAGTGGGCCTTTTTGTTTCCTGCCCGCCGAGAATCCCATGTCAGCCATTGATATCGTCACAATGCGAGGTGTAACGCCGCGCGTTGAACCTCACCTTTTGTCTGATGAAGTGGCCGTGGTGGCCCGCGACTGCCATTTTGATCACGGCGTTATCTCTCCCATCGAGGAGGATGCGAGCGCCGGGGTGGTGCTGCCTATCACGCCAACGACCCTGTTCCGCTATGGCGAGCACTGGTTTGCATGGAACAAGGTGGTTGAGGCCATGCGCTCACCTATCGCTCAGGATGAGTATCAGCGGGTCTACTACACAGATGGCGAATACCCCAAGGTGACCCATGCCCAGATAGCGACCGGTGGCAGCGCCAAGCCTACCGCCTGGTATCGGCTCGGGGTGCCTGCGCCCGGCGTTCCTGTTGGTATCAGCGCCATCACGCCGCCAGAGGGCGGCAAGGATGACGACATCACCGATGACGAAACCCGCTACTACGTTGACACCTATGTCACCGCCATGGGAGAGGAGGGGCCGCCCGGGCCTGCCAGCGGCAAGGTGGCAATCCCTATTCCTGAATCAACGGTGACGCTGGCGCTATCTCCTCCGCAGTCGCAGGATAACAACATCACCAAGCGCCGGATCTATCGGTCTGTCTCCGGTGGCGGCCTGGCTGATTACCTGCTGGTTGCAGAGTTGCCCATTGCGCAAGCCTCGTTTGTGGATGGCCTTGCCGATGGTGAGCTAGGCCCTGTGCTGGAGACCTACGATTACGCGCCGCCCCCTGCTGCCCTGCGCGGCCTGTGCCAGATGGCCAACGGTATGTGTGCTGGCTTTGCTGGCAACTCGCTCTATCTGTGCGAGCCCTATCTGCCCTATGCCTGGCCGGAGAAATACCGGCTCACCACAGAGCACGACATCGTGGCGATCGCCGCCATTGATACTGCACTGGTGATCGGCACCAAGGGTTACCCCTATCTAGCCCAAGGCGTGAGCTCTTCCTCTGTAACAAACCAGAAGCTCAGCCACCTGCCGCAAGCCTGTATCAGTGCGCGCTCCATGGTGGCGATGGATGGTGTCGTGCTCTATGCGTCCCCTGACGGCCTGGTTGGCATTGGCGCCAGCGGTGGGCAGGTGGTGACCGAACAGGTGATCACCCGCAAGCAGTGGCAAGCCATGAAGCCTGAAACCCTGCGCGCCTGGCATCACGAAGGCAAGTACGTCGGTCTGACCGATACCCACGCATTTATCTTCGACCCCAAGTCTGGCGACCTGCGTGAGCTGACCAATCGCTGGGATGCGGCTGTTTCGGACATGGAGAGCGATAGCCTGTTTGTAGCCAAGGGGCGGGATCTGCATATCTGGCGCGGCGGAGAGGCTGGCAACGGCCAGTTCGTCTGGCGCTCGAAGGTGTTTATGAATGTCAGCGGCACGGCTTATGGCTGCTGCCGGATCCTGTCGTCAGACATCACTCAGATCGGGATCAGGCTGTTCGTGGATAACCAGCAGGTAATGGAGTTGTCACCAGGCAATCTGACTGTGAGCGCGTTCAGGCTGCCACCGGTGCGTGGTCGATGGTGGCAAATAGAGGTGTTCGGTACCGCTACGGTGCGGCGTATTACCCTGGCTGGCTCAATGGCGGAGTTGATGTAATGGCAAAAGCAGCATACAGGGCCGGGCGAGATCAGGCCGCTACCGCCGAAAACGTCGAGCTGCTGACAGGGCAGCGCGGCAATAAGCTGGACAAGGCTGTCACACTGCGCGAGTTGACCGCGCTGGGCCTGGCGACGCTGCGCCCTGGTGCTGGCGGCTCGTTCACCCCCGGCAAGAATCCGGACCTATTCCCTACCGGTACCTATGACAAGCCTCACGCACCGGTCAATGTGCAGGCTAATGGCGCGTTTCATACCGTGGTTATCGACTGGGATGGGCCTAACTACCGTGGCCATGCCCATGCCGAGGTATGGCGAGCCGAGACGGATAGCCTGCCGGCTGCCACGCTGGTCGGTACTACATCGGCCAATGTATTCTCTGATGCCATCGGCAAAGGGGCCACGTTTTACTACTGGGTTCGTTTCGTTAATGGGAAGGATGATGCAGGCCCCTTTAACGCCAACGGCGTGAAGGCTGAGACCAGCCGCGATGTGCAGGACATCCTTGATGAGCTGCAGGGGCAGATTGATGAGAGCCATCTGGCCAAGGAACTGCTAGACCCCATCAAGAAAGTGCCACAACTCTCCATGGATGTGGAGGCAATCAAGCCAAAGCTGGAGGAGGTGGATGTCTCCATCGGCTCAATCCAGAACAAGATCCCCAGCCTCGAGGGGGAGTTGGCGTCGCTGAACCAGAAGCAGCAGGAAAGCGAGGCGCTGCTCAAGGACGCACAGGATCAGCTTGGCAATGCCAGTATCGACATCGGACTGGTACAGGATCGCCTGAACGACAAGATCGACAAGTACAAGGGCGACTTTGACAGCTTCCGGGATGCGGTGTTCGAGGTTGATCCAGAGAATGGCAACATCACCATGGATGCGGTTAACGCCGTCCGTGAAGAGCTGCGCACCTCCATCACAGAGGTACACCAGTCGCTGGATGCCGTATCAGGACAGATCACCAGCAAGGCGGATAACGTCACAGTTGATAGCCAAGGGCAGCGAATCACAGAGGCCGAGCAGCGTATCAACGGGCTCGACGCCAGCCTGAGCCAGACGGTGACCAAGGGTGAGTTCACCGAGGAGCAGAAGAAGGTTACCCAGATTGGGCAGGAGCTGAACGCCACCAAGGGTGAGTTGGCCCAGAAGGCTACGCAGCAAGAGGTTGATGAGCAGGGCGAGCGGCTGGCCAACGCTGAAAGCAAGCTGACGGTCCACACCGATGAGCTATCTAGCCAGGCGCAGCGAATCGACGGGCTGCAGGCCACCGTGAAGCGGGGTGATGAAGAGCTGGATGCAAGGATCACCGAGCTGGCGCGCGTCACCGCTGACGCCGACGGCGTAACAGCCCAGCGAGTCAGCGGGCTGGAGGTGCGTACTGGTGAGGCAGAGGGCAAGATCAGCGCCCTGGAGGAGATTATCGAGTCTGAGGGCGGTATTACTGCTGGTCGGTTCGATGAAATCCAGGCTGAGATTGAACTGGCCAAGGACAAGGCCGATGGCGCTGGCGATGCTGGCCAGGCTGCCATTGATGCCGCGTTGGCCGGGGATGAGCGAGACAGGGACAACCGCACAGCGTTTGGCGCTATTCGCACCCAACAGCAGGTGATCGTGAACGAGCAGGCCGCCCAAGCCAAGCGCATCACCGACATGAACGTCAAGTTTGAGGGTAAGGATGCCGACACCCAGGCTCGCATCACCGGCGTGGAGGAGGTCTTTGCTGACGCGGATAGTGCGCTGGCCCAGCGCATTGATGATCTGAGCGCTTCGACGAGCGGGGCGTTTGGTGAAACGGCGGCAGCCATCAAGGCGCTGGAGAAGGTATCGACCGACGCTGACAGCGCACTGGCGCTGCGCCAAGACCAGATGCATGCCGAGCTGACCGATGCAGACAACGCCCTGAGCGCCGGGATTGCCAGTGAATCAGAGGCAAGAGCGACGGCTGATGAGGCCATGTCGCGGCGAGTGGATGAGTTGACCGCCAATGTGGATGGCGAACTTGGCGACCTGAGCGCCCGCGTAGCTCAAGAGGAGCAGGCGCGGGCAGATGGTGACGGAGCACTGGCTCAGCGGATCACCACGCTGGACGCCAGCGTAACGGAGGGTGATGCCACCAACGCGGCCAGTATCTCCAGCCTGGAAAAGGTGGTTGTTGATACCGCTCAGGCGCTGGCACAGCGTCAGGACAACATGGAGTCATCCATCGACCTTGGCGGCAAAACGGATGTCGAGGGCGCGCTGGCAAGCGATGAGCGCGACCGGGAGAACCGCAAGGCGCGCGGCAAGATCATTACTCAGCAGCAAACGCTGGCCAATGCCCATGAGGCGCTGGCAAGAGATGTGACGCAGCTCACTGCAGATTACGAGGCGGATAGCGCAGACCTGCACAGCCAGATCACCGAGGAACGGCTGGCGCGCAGCACGGCTGACGAAGCGCTGGCACAAAAGACATCGGTGCTTGAGGCGCAGATAGAGGGGGTTGGCCAGTCGCTGTCTGCCTCTATTGCTGAGCTGGCCAAGGCAAGCGCTGACGCAGACTCGGCCATGACCGAGAAGTTGAGCCAGCAGCAGTCTGCCATGGAGACCGCTGACGCTGAGCTATCCGGGCGCATCAATGAGGAGGCGACAACCCGGGCTGATGCCGTAGAGTCGCTGGCAAACCAGATCCAGCAGGTTACGGTAGATTATCAGGATGGCGATAATCGGCTGGAAGGCCAGATCACTGCGGAGTCAGAGGCGCGAGCAAACGCCGTGCAGTCTCTTGCAAGTCAGATCAACACGGTTTCCGCTGTAGCTGGCAGCAAGAACAAGACATTCTTTCAGGCCACGGCACCAAGCAATGGCATGGGAACCGGCGATTTGTGGTTTGACACTTCAAACAATAACCGACCATATCGGTACAGCGGTACCGCATGGGTGGCGACAGATGATCCGCGTATTGCAGCCAATGCCGCTGCCGTGCAGTCCCAAAGCCAAGCCATCGCCGACCTGCAAAACGGCGCTCAGGCCATGTGGTCAATCAAGGCCCAAGCTGGAGATATCAAGGCCGGGATTGGCTTGGTGGCCAAGAGTGATGGCACCAGCCAGGTGATGGTGTCTGCCAGCCAGTTCTTTGTGTTCAACCCAAACAGCCCAAACGCCACCGCTCCGCTGTTTGCCATCGACAACGGCCAGACGGTGATCGCCGAGGCCATCATTCGCAAGGCAACTATCCAGATCATCCACTCCGAGAAGATTACTGCCGACTATATCAAGGCTGGGGTGAGCATCAGCGCCCCGCTTATCACAGGTGGCCAGTTCGATATGGGCAACGCCTTTATGTCTGGCGGTGCTGCTGGCTTTGGCAAGGGCGGCCCTTATGGCGGCTGGGGATGGGGGTGGCACACCATCATTTACAGCGATGGCAGCCTCTACACCAACCGCCTTTATTCCGAGGGCGGCTATGTTCGCAATATGACTATCGGCAACTGCACGATAGATCAGAACTGCGTGGTGCTTGGCACTATTTATGCCGATCGGATTGTTGGTGATGTCACCAAGATGTTTACCCATAAGGGGGCGTTCACCATCCCAGCATACAATCGGGCCAGAAATCTGGTGCTGGTGCAGGGTGGGATAGTATTTCGTCGTCGCGTATCTGGTAGTGGTTCGGTGTGGCTGAACGTTCACGTATACCTAAATGGAGTCCTTATTGAGACCGCTAGCGCCAACGCAAATCTACCAACAGGTGGAAGTGTTGATATGTCAGTATCAATTCAGCCGTTTATGGTCATTCCGGCCAACACTGATGCAACCATATCGTTTGCTACAAGCACATCAGGCAACGTCAGTGCTGTTGGGCCTGAATACAACGACACCGCTAGAGCCGTCTGGCTAATGGCATTGACATGAGTAAGGCAATCAACCGCATCGCCAGCGACACAGGCAACCCAAGGCTATCAGCCGAACTGCAAGACGCCATCCGTAACCGGGTGGCGTTTTTGTTTGTGCGTGGCGATGACGGCTTCGTGTTGAAGCCGGTCAGCGAGCAGGGCACTACCGGCGTGCTGGTATGGGTCGGCTGGGGTGAAGGTGGGGCGCCAGAGCGACACCTGCCTGAGGTTAAGCGGCTGGCCCGCATGATAGGTGCCCGCTGGTTGCGCTTTCACTCTGCGCGCAAGGGGTGGCTCAGGGTAGCGCCAAAAATGGGGTGGGTGCGTCAGTCAGATGATGCTGACGGGCTCTTTGTGTTTCAGATCAACTTGTGAGGTGAGCGATGGGCAAGGGTGGCTCTAACGAAATTCAGGAGACGGAAGCCCAGAAAGCTGCGGCTGGCGTGGCCATGGAGCAGTGGCAGCTCTATAAAAACGACCTGCAGCAGTATGAGGACATCTTCATGGACAAGGTGGATGACCTCAACAACGAGAGCGAGTACGGCAAGTTGGCTGGCACGGCTGCGCTGGGTACCGCTCAATCCTTTGGCGAGGCGCGCGCCGGACTGGCCGATTCTATGGCGGCTGGCGGTGTGGATCCGACCAGCGGAAAGTATCAGGCGGCCATGTCAAATCTGGAGACAGATCAGGCGCTGAGCCAGACCGACACCACCAACCGCGCCCAGTCCAGCCAGCAAGATAAGTATGTGGCTGGCCTCAAGGATGTGGTGAGCATTGGCGCGGGGCAGAAGGCTGAATCGCTGGCCGCTATGGGCGATATGGCAACTACCAGTCTGCGCAAGGCCACCAGTGACGCCCAGAGCTCATTCCAGAGCCAGCAGGCGACCGCTGGCCTGGTTGGCACGCTGGCGGGGGCTGGCACGGCGTATGGGCTCAAGGAGCTTAAGGCGCCAGCAACAACCACAGCCGTGAGCAAGAAGATCAGCCCGACAGCCAGCGTGCTGCAAGGCAAGGGTTACTAAGGGGTAAACGATGGGATACGCCGCAGATACATTTGCACAGATCACCCGCGAGAGCTACCAGGACTGGAAAGACCGCTTCTACCCGAAGCAGAAGGAGCTGATGGAACTTGCCACCAACGGCAAGCTCTTGCAGGAGCAGCTCGGCCGGGTTGATGAGAACAACGCCAACGCCCTGCGTTCTGCCCAGCAGGCCACGGCAAACCGCAATGCCCGCATGGGGGTGAGCAGTAACGCCAACGACAACAGCCAGGGGTTGCGGGCTGCCCTGATGACGGCAGGTACCGAAAACGGCCTGCGCGAGCAGGAGCAGGCGCGCCAGATGGGGATCTTGACCGGCGCCGATGCCGGACTGCGTGAGGCAATCAAAACCGGTGGAGGTATGTAATGGGATACGGACTGCTTGATATTGGCGCCCAGACGCGCCAGCAGGGGATGATGGGGCTGCGCGATGCGGCCAATCGAGAACAGGAAGTGGAAATGGCCAACCAGAGCCTTAAGACGGCCAAGAAGCAGCAGACGATGAGTGCGATCGGCGCTGGCGCAGGAGTTGGGACAATGGTGATGCCTGGGCTTGGGACTGCTATTGGTGCTGGCATTGGCTTTCTGGCCGACAGTTTGTTTTAAAGGGGGTGGGTGATGGGTGTATCAGGATTGGCAGAAGGCTTTCTGGCTGGCTTCAACACCATGGACCGCTACCAGCGCGGTCAGAAAGAGGACGAGCGACAAGAGCGAGAGCTTGGGTTGCGCGATACCATGGTCAAGCAGGGGATAGAGGATTCAAATCGCAACTTCTCTCTCCGGCAGGCCAGCTTTGAGCATGACAAGGAGCGCACGAAGACCGCTGAGGAGCAGTGGAAACAAGAGTTTGGCCTCAGACAGAAAGAGTCTGAGGGGATGCAGGCTTACAGAAATGCCAACCTTGGTCTTGCCCAAGCGGAAGAAGGGCGCCGCAAGCAGGAATATGAGTGGCAGGTAAAGGACCGGGAGAAGCAGGCGTACCAGCAAGAGAACTTGCCCATCATCCAGTCTGGTTGGCAAGCCGTTGCAGATGGCAAAGACCCTGGCCAGCAGTTCTGGAACGTGGTGCGGGATCCGCGGGCTGGCTCATTCAACCCTGAGCGCTACCTGCAGCAGGATTATGCCGAAGCTGGCAAGACCTTTGTCACCCATGCAGGCAACCTGATGCGCCAGGCTCAGGAAGGCAAGCTCGACCCAACCACGCCGGAAGGGCATGCAGCCGTGAATAACCCGCAGTTTATCAAGGCAGCCGGCACCCTTTATCAGGACGAGGTAAACAAGGGGGTGGGCGATATCGACCCGGATAGCGGCAAGACCATCACCGGCAAGCAGTTGAGCAACATCATGATCACCCCTGACGGGCGCGGTGTGGTACTGGGGGTCGAGGTGACTTACGACGATGGCAGCAAGGATGTTCGCCCGGTCACCAATAACCGGACCTCTGCGCCGGATGACACTCCCAAGGTGATCCCCATTAATGACTTCCTGAAACCGGCCTATCAGCGGGCGGCACTGGCCAAGCACATGATCGGCAACGCCGACCAACTGCGCGCCTCGCTCGGTCTGACGGCTGGCCCGGATCAGGCAGGCTACAAGAAGGCGGTTGCTGACCTTGAGAAGCAGCATGGCCAGAACCGCGCCAGGATCTCCTCCAGCAATGCAGAGGATAAAGACCTGCAGCTCGATGCGCTGGATGCCCAACTTGAGCAGAGCAAAGCTGCGTTGGCTGACACCTACGGTCTGACCACCAAAACGGATGAGCCAAAGCAGGAGGCGCCACTCAAGGCGTGGACAGGGGGCGATCCTGAGCGCCTGCAGTTTATCAAGGAGGCCAACCAGCACGGCAAGCTGAGCAGCCTGATGGATAACCCGGCACGGATGAACACGGCGTTCGAGCTGTGGCGCCAACAGGCGGCCAAGCAGAAGAAAGAGGAGCAAGCTACCGTGACAGCCAGCAGGCTGCGTGATGCGGAGGCTGGCGCCTATCAGGCCATCAGTCTGGCGCAAGCGCGCCGCTAGTTGCCTTTCCAACCCCCCAGCGTTAGCATCTCTCCATAGTCGGCCAGTCTGCTTATTGGCCAGCACTCCCCATATCAAGCCCTGATCGGTTCGCCGGTCGGGGCTTTTCTTTTGCACAAAAAGCCGAGGACACCATGGACAAGCCTGGACTGCGCGACGCCTTGCCACAACCGAAACTATCCGACACCCGCACCGACCCGTTCTGGGGCAACCTCGATAGCAGCCTGTCAGCGGCTGCTGCCCCGTCTGCCGCCCAAACCCCACAGCGCGACCTCAATGTAGGCCTGGGTGATGTAGCGCGCGGCGTGGGCGCTGGCGCACTGGAGCTGGTTGGCGGGATTGGTGAGTTGGCCCGGCAGGCCAGCCAGTTTGGCAAGGAGAATGCTGGCAAGCAGGGAGGCGATTACCTGGAGCAGGCTCGCGCCAATATGGCCAGCAAGCTGAGCCCGGTGCTTGATGTGGTGGCTGGTGCTGGCGATCTGGCAAACTCCGGCGCCGAGTCGCTGACCGATGGGATGAGCGGCGATGCCAAAGAGGCGATTGGCCGCAGCCTGATTGACGAGACGCCAGAGGGGCGCCTCACCATGGGGGATGGCGCTGGGGATCTCGATGTATGGGCCATGAAGATGGCGCAGGGCGTGGGATCCATGGTGCCAACCCTGCTGGCTGGCGGTGTGACTGGTGCCGCCGCCAAGGCCAGTATCGAGCGCGCCGTCACCACCTCCATGATCAAGCGGGGGGCAACTCAGGAGGTGGCCGAGGCTGTCGCCGCCAAGACGGTGGCCAAGCTGGCGACCGGTGCAGCCGTCACCACTGGCGCGACCGGTTCCGTGGGTAGCGCGGGGGTGAATACCCGCGAGTCAGTGCTGGGCATGAGCTTTGATGAGCTTTCCAGCAGCGATACCTTCCGCCAGGCATTCACCCGCATCGACCAGGATCAGCAGACGCAACACCTCTCTGATGAGGAAAAGCTGTCGCTGGCCAGGGAGGAGACCGCCAATGTTGCCAGTCGAGCAACCATGAGCGACGCCAAGGTGTGGGGCGCTGCCGCCATGGGCTCTGTGATGGGCGATGCCATGCTGTTCAAGATGCTGGCAGGCAAGGCGGCGACAGGTGGCGTGCTCAAGGGGGCAGCCAAGGGGGCGGTAGGTGAGGGGATCGGCGAAACCCTCGAGGAGGGGGTACAGCAATACACCATCAACGAATCCCTTAACGAGGTGGCCGCTGCCGATATCGACCCGATGAAAGGAGTGGTGTCCAGTGCGCTGGAAGGCGGCCTGATCGGCATGGGTACCGGTGGCGCCCTGGGTGGCGTGGGCGGGCTGCGCGGCCGCAAGTCACAGCCAGAAAGCGAAGGTGGCGCACAGCTAGATCCCGCCACTGTGGAGGATGTAGCGCCTGTTGAGCAGGGGGATCCGGTGCAGGTGAATCCCGCTGTATCGCCGGCAGATCCAGACTTGGCGCCTGCTGCTGACGCCATGGCCGATCCGGTGGTTGCACCATCTGGCGAGCAATCCCCGCTCGGCCCCAGCGCCAGCCAGTTTGACGAGCTGCGTGATGTGCCTGCCTACCTGCGCCGCGACGATACCGCAGAGCGGTTCAAAGGCATGGCTGCCGATAGCGAGGTGCAGCGCGCCCTGGCTGGTGAGTTTGGCCAGTCAGTGCAGGAGCTGGTTGCCTCCCAGATGCAGGCTGGCGATCAGGGCAAGAGCCTTTATGAGCGAGCTCAGGCTGGAGAGCTCGGGCTTGACCCGTTCGCAGGAAACAAGAGCGCCCAGCAGGTGGCCATGGAGAACCAGCGCCCAGCTCTGCCGCTCAAGGATGTGATCTTTGCCGGTGACGCCAATGCCGCCCGGGGGATGACCAAGGAAGGCCACTTTGACGACAAGCAGGCTGGCGCTGGCCCCCAGTTCCGCGGCGCAGAGCGCACTGGCTGGCAAAACGGACAGGAGGGGGATGTCTTACCGCCAGAGACCTCTGCTACCAAGCCGGTGGGTGAGCTGCCTGGTGCGGTGATTGAGGGTGAAGCTCGCGAGGTCGGCACCGAGTTGCCGCACCGCGATGTGGTCTATGGCGCAGATCAGCGACAGCCTGACGCCAAGCCGATGCGCGGCAGCGCCACCGAATCGGCAGTTGGCCCGCTCCAGACGCTCCGCATCACCCGCAAAGGCAAGCCGTTCGCAACCGAGAAAGAGGCTGCCATGGCCAGCCGCAAGGGCAAGGAGATGCCGGTGCCGCTCAATGGTGGCGGCTTTGGTGTGGCCGAGATCGCCGAAGTGGAGCAGGCAAAGGCTGCCGCAACCACGCAACCAAGCGTCCCGCGACTCGACGACATTAATGTCGCCGACTCGAATCAACCATCTGATCTTCCAGCACAAAGTGTAAGCGGAGAAACAGTTTCGGCACCGTCTGCCACAGCAGGCGAGGCTAGCCAACTAGCACCTGCTATCGATACTGGATACCGCGAGGTGATCCCCGTCAACCAACCACAGGCAGAGGTGAGCAATGAGCCAGTTACCCCAGTACCTGCAATCAGCAGTGAAGGACAAGGCGATCAGCCTGGCGCAGGCGAACCGGCTGCAGCAGGCGCTGGACCAGCCATTGCCGGACTCGCCGACCGAGCTGGATCCGGAGATCCGGCAGACAACACTCCTGCTCCACCTGTACCTGATGGACAGCAGCAAAATGACCAACCACTGACAGCCCCGGCCCCTGATGCCGGGGCTGCTGTTTCTGAGGTGGTGCAACATGAGCCTGCCGCCGCGCCGACGCCGTGGGCGGAAGCCATCGATAACCCAGATGGCACCATCACCCTGAAAGGCGATGTCCCGCTCATCAAGCGGTGGGCCAAGGAGAGCGGCGTACAGGCAATGCCTGGCAAGGGTGGCCTGTTGGTGGCCAAGTCATCGGCGGCCAAGGTTCGCGAGTATGCCGCGCCTGCCGCCAGTGAGCCGGTTCAGCAGATCGAGGCAGCCCGCGCCGAGGTGGCGCCAGAACCCACCGACGCTCAGAAGGAGGCCGGCAATTACAAGAAGGGTCACCTCAAGCTACAGGGGTTGGATATCGCGCTCGAGAACCCCAAGGGCTCTACCCGCTCCGGCACGGACAAGGATGGCAAGGCGTGGCAATCCACCATGGCCCACGATTACGGCTATATCAAGCGCACTCTGGGGGCTGATGGGGATCATGTCGATGTGTTCATCGGTGACCAGCCAGATAGCGAAACAGTCTATGTGGTGGATCAAGTAAACCCCAATACCGGCAAGTTTGACGAACACAAGGTAATGATGGGCTTCGCCGACGAGCAGGCCGCCCAGGCTGGCTACCTTGCCAACTATGAAAAGGGGTGGCAGGGGCTTGGCTCTATCAAGGCGATGCCGGTGGAGGAGTTCAAGAGTTGGGTGAAGGGTGGTGATACCACCAAGCCGGTTGGCGAGCAGCCAGCGGCAGCCGCGGACATTGAAACCCTGACGGATGATGAGGCGTTGGCGGTGGCTGACGAGCTTGGCATCAGCCACGACGACAATCCGGACGATGCGCGATGGGGGCTTGCAGGGGCCAAGAAAGATGCGCTCAGCACAGCCATCGAGCGAGTTCGCAACCCATCCAGTGCCACCCCAATTAAGCCGGTCTCGGGTAACAGCAATATCGTATCGGCGCCACCGATGCAGGACGAAGGGATCGGCGCAAAGCGAGCCGTTTCATTCTCCAAGCAAGCCATGGCGCAGGGCGAGAAGCCAGCCAAGCACCTGACCCGCAAAGAGGCGGAGCTGGTCACCAAGGAGTGGTTCAAGCAGTACCGTGGCGCCAGTGGCATTGATGTGCAGATCCACACCACCCAGGCTGAGCTGGAGAAGGCGCTGGGGCTGGCCGCCAAAGAGGGGCTGATCCGCCGCGCCGCGTTCGATGATGACAACGGCACCCTGCATGTGGCCGCCGACACCATCGCGAACCCCAAGCGGATGCGCGAGATCCTGCGCCATGAGGTGCTGGCCCACTATGGCCTAGCCAACGTGCTGGGCGATGGTGAGTACACCAAGCTGATCAGCCGCATCATCAAATCGAAGAGCGCCCCCAGCATGAAGGCAGTGTGGGATTGGGTTGATACCCATTACGCTGGCGAGGATGTCGGTGTGCAGGCAGAGGAGGTGATCGCCCACCTGGCCGAGCTGGAGCAGAGCGCCTGGCGCCGCGGCTGGGATCAGGTGGTGGCATGGGTTACCAAGGCACTGCGCACTGTCGGCTTTGTGCCTGGTGGCATTACCGCTGCCGAAACCCGGGTGCTGATTGAGGGGCTGGGCAAGAAGATGAAGCGCGGCGGCCCTGACAATGGCGGCCCGGATGGTGGCCATAAGTTCAGTCAGGAGTCTGAACAGCCAGCGAAGAAGGGCGGGCTCAAGATGAGCCAAGCCAATACGGCCGCCGACAAGGCCATGGAAAAGCTCAATCTCGGAGCCAAGCCTGACATCATCGACAAGACCAAGGCCAATCTGGACAAGCTGCGCAAGGTTGATCGTGGCGTAGTGGAGTCATGGGTAGACCGCTTTATCAAGAAAGCCAACACCGAAGTGCTCGATGCGCTGGCCCCCATCAAGTACGCCGAGGATGCGGCTGGCATTACCGATGCGGCCGACTCCGGCTATGTTGCGGCGCGGATGGCGACCGGGGCAGCCTCCACCATGCAGGCGACCATGCTCTATGGCCTGCCGGAGTGGAAAGACGGGGTGATCCAGCGCAAGGCGGGTACCGGCGAGAAAGACGCGCTGTTGGGCATCTTCTCCGATCTGGGGGCCGATCTGCACAACTGGCTTGGCTGGATGGCCGGTCACCGGGCCGAGATGCTGATGGCGCAGGGCAGGGAGAACCTGCTCGATGCCAATGACATTGCGGCGCTCAAGGGGCAAGGCAAGGGTAAGGAGGCCAAGTTCCTTGATGCCAAGGCCCGCTGGAACCGCCTCAATGCTGCAACCCTGGATCTGGCGCAGGAGGCTGGCCTGTTCACCAAAGAGGCGCGGGCCGAGTTTGAAAGCGAATGGTACATTCCGTTCTTCCGTGAAACCGAGGATGGTGATGTGATCGCCCCCTTCAAGCCGAAGGGGATTGCCAACCAGAACGCCGGGATCAAGAAACTCAAGGGTGGGGAGGCCAACACCAACGACCTGCTCGAGAACATCTTCACCAGCACCAGCAAGCTGATCGACGCCTCCATGAAGAACATGGCGGCGCAAAAGACCGTCTGGAATCTGGCGGATACCGGGCTCATCGAGGTGATACCCAAGCCTAACAAGATGGACTATCAGGCGCTTGCCAATGGCAAGGACAGGATAATGCTCAAGCTTGAGGGTGAGGAGTACATGTTGCGGGTGGAGGACCCTGATCTGTATCGGGCCATGACCTTCTTCGACCGCAAACCCTTTGGCAAGATGACCATGATGGCGTCAAGCGCCAAGCGTATCCTGACGGCAGGGGTGACCGCATCCCCTGAGTTTATGCTGCGCAACTTCCTGCGCGACTCGCTCTCCAGCTGGGCGATCAGCAAAGACGGCTTCAAGCCGGTGATCGACTCCATCAAGGGGGTGAAAAAGACCCTGGCGATGGATGGCAGCACCATTGATGTGATGTTCAGCGGCGCCAGCTTCCTGGGTGGCTATGTCAACGGCAACGACCCCGGCGCCATGGCCGATACAGTGCGCAAGTCACTGCGCCGCAAGGGGATGACGCCGGAGCAGATTGCCCGCTACGAAAAGACCATCATCCGCAATGCGGCACACGCGAAAGGTGTGGTGGCTGACGCATGGGAGAAGTACAGCCGCTATGGCGAGGCGCTTGAGAACGCCAACCGTGAGGCGGTCTATGCCGCTGCCATCAAGGCGGGCAAGAGCCACGCACAGGCGGCGTTCGAGTCAAAAGACCTGATGGACTTCTCCATGCTCGGGGCGGCCAGAGCCATTCAGGGGGCGTCCCTGGTGCTGCCGTTCTTCAATGCTCGCCTGCAGGGTCTGGGCAAACTGACCAGGGAGCTGCGCGACAACCCACGCGAAATCGCCAAGCGGGCTGGCATGATCACCGCCATGTCGCTCGGCCTGCTGGCCGCCAACTGGGACGATGAGCGATACGAAGAGCTGCCGGATTGGGACAAGGACGCCAACTGGCACTTCTTTGTCGGCGATCAGCACTTCCGGATCCCCAAGCCGTTCGAGATTGGCGTGATGTTCGGTACCATCCCGGAGCGCATGGTGCGCGCGATGGGCGACAAGGACACCGGCGCCCAGTTCGGCAAGGCAGTTGCGCGGGCGATCGGCGATACCTTTGCCCTTAACCCCACCCCACAGATCATCAAGCCACTGGTAGAGGCCGCCTTCAACTATGACACCTTCCGCGGCGGCCCCATCGACAGCCCGCAGGATCTGGCCGTCAAGGCGGAGGCCCGCTACAACGAGCAGACCAGTTTGCTGATGCGCGAGCTTGGCGAGCTGTCTGGCTTCTCACCCAAGCAGTTGGAGCATTTGGTGATTGGCTATACCGGCACCATCGGCGGCTATGTGATGGCAACGGCTGACGGCCTGATCAGGGCGTCGCGCCCGGGTGAGTCGGCCAGCTGGCGCGCTGACGAGATCCCGCTGGTGAAAGCCGTGTACCGTGGCACCGGCCCGGCCAAGTCCACCCAGCACATGGAAGAGTTCTACCGGATGCTGAGCGAGGTGAACCAGCTCAAGCGGACCGTTGATCAGTACCGCAGTGAAGGGCTGGACGATAAGGCGAACGAGCTGCTTGATGAGCAGGGCGGGATCTTGAAGTCGCGCCGCAGCCTGAGCCGCACTCAGCAGCAGGTGCGAGTGGTGCGCAACAAGATTGAGCTGATCCAGCGTGACCGCACCATGAACGCGGAGGAGAAGCGCAAGCGCATTGATGAGCTACTGGCCCGCCGCAACGACCTGGTATATCAGGCGGTAAACAAGAACAGGGAGAACTGGGAGTAAGGGAGAATAGCGGCCCTGGCTGAGCCCATGCGAAGGGGGTAAGCTAGGGCCTTAATATGTGAGGACCCTGACCATGTGGATACTGTTTGCGTTGATAATGATGGTGGTGGCGCTCAAGGCGTTCAGTTTCAGCTTTACGCTGGCCCTGATCCCCTTTGCTGCCGGGTGTTGGTGTTTTAGCAAATCCAGCCGGAGCGATCTGGATGACTTTATGGCATTCAGCTTTTTCTTTGTCCTGGTTGGATTTGCCGTTATTTTTATCAGCTCGATATGGTAGCTGTTGATATATTTATTTTGCAGTTAAATAGCCATCAGCACCACTAATTGTCCATGTGTAGTCACCAGCGGGCTTTTCAATGTCAAAGTATACTTTTGATATTGAAAGCGGAGTTATCTCCACTTTTTTGTAATAGCGTTTGATAGTTTTATTTCCATCCTTATCGGCATAGTCAATGGTTATATATATGCCGCTTATGGTTGTGTCGTCATTTCCATTGTAAGCTGTAACATTAAATGTGTAGGGGTAAGTATCACCAAGGTAAGCCTTGCCGCCTAAGAGGTTCACTTTGTCTATTGATAGCTTTTTTGATGGCACTTTGATCTCACCACCAAACATGTCAAAGCATGCCTGTTTAATGAATGAAGCAGCCCTATCACTTGAAACGTTATTCATGCTGCCAATAATGCATTCACTAGATGATGAATAACCTTTCAGATGTTTATATGAAAATGAAATAGATACAATAACAGCCGACAAGGCAATAGCCCAAAGAAGATGTTCTTTTCTAACTTCCATCATTTATCGCTTCCCTCATTTCTAATTTCACTTGTGACTAAATCCAACACCTAGCTCATTTATTGGACTAAGCATTTGTTCAGCTTTGGCTTGATGTTGAGGCCTGTTAGCGCTGCATCATGCCTCATTTGAGGATGAAAAACAGAGAGGTGTGCCACACAGCAAGAGTAATAACGGAGTGGCACCACCTGGCAAGGTCAGCTTATTTGTCTTTGGATGATTTGTACGTAGCCCAAGCCTCATCAAACTGAATGATCAGTTTATTCAATACCTCGTCTGGTATATCCGTTTTCAGTGCGTGTTTTTTCTTTCTCTTGTACAAGCCACTCGTTCCACTCGATGCCGCAAAATCTTCCTGATCTTTAGCTGTGGAATTAATGGCATTGGCATCTATGGATCTGTGCGCTCCGATAAGATCGTCATTGATGTAGCCAGACGCTTCCATGGCGTTGCGCAAGTGATGAACTATCTCTGCGTTGATGGATCTCTGATTGTCCTTGGCGGACGCTTCGATCATTTCTTTCAGATCTTGCGGCATGCGAACGTTGAATTGCGGGTCTTTTCTTGCCATCTGCAATACCACCATCAAAAAACATATTGACGACTATAGTCGCACGGTACTACGCTATCAATGGTAGTACGGTACTATCACTTGTTTAAGGAGCGCAGAGTGAGCAATCAGATTCCACCAACGTCGATACGCCTACCGGAAGATCTTAAGAAGTGGCTAGGGCATAGAGCTGTTGATAATGGCGTAAGCCTGACCAAGGAGGTTATCTCCATTCTTTACGCCGAGATGAAAAGCGACGGTGAGAGTGAAGATCGAAACGTGGCCTGACGCCAAAAAAGAATTCGACCCAAGTTGTTGGAGCAGCTTGGGCCGAGGGATGTAAACCTAACCAGCAAAGTAAGGACTACGGTATGACTATACAACAACAGTATCAGCAAACCAAAGTTTTGACAGGGCCGCTGAATGGTGGCGATGTCACCATGACCAGCCTTGAGATCTCAGATCTCACCGGCAGTCGTCATGATAGCGTTAAGCGCACCATTGAGCGCTTGGCTGAACGCGGGGTAATTCAATCTCCACCATTGGTGGAAATTGAGAATAAACAATCACTTGGCCCTCGCAACAAGACAATGGCCTACGTGTTCACTGGCAAGCAGGGCAAGCGTGATTCGCTGATCGTAGTTGCTCAGCTGTGCCCAGAGTTCACCGCCCGCATTGTGGATCGCTGGCAGGAGCTGGAGGAGGCGGTATCAACACCGGCCGCAAATCTGCCCGATTTCAGCAACCCAGCTGCCGCAGCTCGCGCTTGGGCTGAGCAGTACGAGCTTGGGCAGGTTCTGGCCATCGAAAACAAACAGCAGCAGGAGCAGATCCACTCACTGGAAAGTTTGTTCCGCCAGGGGATGACCATTCCGCAGTTCTGCAAGATGCTCAACGGCGTCAACTCCCAGCAGGTGTGCATTTTCTTTGAGGCTCGCGGCTGGTTGTATAACGAAAGCCGCTCCGGCAAGCGCTGGCGTGCTGCGTCTTATGCCCGCGACAGATATCTCACAGAGGAGCAGAAGGAGATCCGCAGTCATGGGTTTGAGTCCTTCATAAATTTCACTCCTGTTTTGCTGCAGAAGGGCGCGGTACGCATCTATCAGCTCTACCTGAAAGGAGAGCTCCCCATGAAGAAGGACTGGGATGGCCTATTCACTCAGGACAAAGTGATCAAGGGGGCAGCATGAGCGCAGCCCAACTGATGGTAGAGCTGGCCGCCTTACTGGACGAGCTGGAAGGTCTCGATATGACGCGAGTCGAGCGAGCCAAGATAACGGCGCGGATAGAGCGCATGATGCCTGAACAGGCAGAGTAATAACGGTGGGGCTTCGGCCCCATTTTGCTATCCCACCCGAACCCCAAGTATCTCTGCATAGCAATTCAGCATCGACGCCAGGTGTGGCTTCGGTAGTCGTGCTGCGCGATTGATCAGCCCCATATGTTCATCATCTGAAACGCTCCAGTCAGGATCCGCAAGGATGGCCTGGACGGATAGGCCCATTGCTGACGAGAGCATGACCGCCTCTGCCAATCCCATGAAGTCGTCGTGATGTGGCGATAGCCATCGAGAAATGCTGGAGCGGGGGATATCGGTCAGTTGGCTGATCTTGGACTGGCTGAGTTTTCTCTCGGCCATCAGCTTGCGCACCTTCTTCTTTGTGCGATGGACATACTCGAGGCTAGAGCTGGTCAGATACCGCTTCAT